TCATGGCGCGGTATAACCTCCACGATTATTTGGATGATCAGCGTCATTGGCTAGCTGTTTGGCAGCGTCATCTTGAGAAGTTGATTGGCCAGCCTCTGGTTTGATACTCATGTTGTCTTCCCAGGCAAGAAGATCTGACAAACGCCATCTTTTAGGGCTGCCATTTATTTTTGGCTTCGGAAACGGCTGAGAAAAGTACGATGGCATCCGGGATGGAGTGCTCCAGAAATAGAGCGTGCTTCGGGAAATTTTGTAACGGGCAAGGATTTCGCTTGTAACCAGGATGCTGTCATTCATCTGTGTTCTCCAGGCAAAAAGAACCCGGCGCCTGGCCGGGTTAAAGGGATAATGGAGGCGGTGTTTTCGCACCCAATAGCCAGCTCATAACTGGCTATAAGTTGCGTCAGTCGTCTTCGTCGTATTTGTACAGGTCATTCATGCCATGCTGTTGCGGCGTGTCGCCTGGGTAGCGAACCTGAAAAGCAAACTTTCGCCATTTGAAATGCTCTTCTTCGGTCTGTTCACTCCAGCGCGGAGCAATGTCATCTGCTGACCATGCACCATCTTTCAGCAGGACTGTTCCGCAGTTGCTACCCATATCTTCATCCGCATAACGGATATGAAACTCGAGGTGCGGGAATCTGCTGGCGAGCTCATGGTAAACAGGCTCAGGGCAACTCCATGCCGTCTCAAAACGAATCACCAGAGGGGCGCCGCTCGCTGCATGACGTGCTAGCTTCTTTTTGAAAACACGTTTATCGTATGCCCGCACGTGTGTTGGTCGATGCTGGTAGCCTCGCTTAACTCGTTCACGCGGCCTGTCGATCGGCATTTCTACACTGTAGGCATTCCACTTTGTTCCCCATTTGGCGCATGACCAGTTGTACCAGGAATAGAACCCGTAACGGCGCTTATTTTCGATGCGCATTAATGCGTGCTGCTTCACCTTTTTTATGTATTTGTCCGTGCTTCCGTGCTTGCGCATCATTTCGATTACTGCTGATGGGCTTTCAATTTCTTCGAATGCGAAGCGGCCCATGTGCTCGCCAGCGATAGCGCTGGCAAGTTTTTCCACCCAGGAACTTTCGTCAATCATCAGGCTCTTTGGCATGCGAGAAATATTGTTGAAATCAATATTCCCGCGCTTATTAGTGATTGATCGGATAAAAGCGAGGCGCTGTTTATTAGTTCCGCCGATAACGCGGATTTCGTTTGTTACGTGGTTTGGCATGCTTTCTCCTTACGCCGCACGCTGGGCGCGCAGCTTCTTCAGGTGTTCTGCTGTTTCGATTTCTTCTGCGATCCGCTCGGCCTGTGCTTTGGTCATTGGCTCGAATTCATGCTGAAATCGGGCCATGCTGGCGATGCAGGTGCGGCCGTTACGGATGTAGTGGATTACTTCGTGGGTAGTGCGGAGGACTTTGCAGGCTTGCCGTGGGGATCGGCGTACCAGGTATTAGGCTGGATTATCCTGAATATTGGCTGAGTCCTGCATCATGAGGAATACAATCATTGCGGCGCGTAGCGGGTTGACGTTGTCCTGATAATGGTCTGGGTCATAATCCCAACACCAACAACCATCCGTCATCACCCCGCCAACATGTGCGCACCATGACTTTTCAACTTCAGCCCAATTAAGGCTAATTTTGTTTTCTAAGATGATGGGCCATGCGTCTGATGGGTTTGTACATGGTTCGAAAAACGAGTATTGATGCCGACCATGACGTCTATAAATCACTGAATGGGTTTCGCAAAAATCCTCTTCGAGGAAGCCGCCGACCGCCATAGCTACGCGCTTGCTAACTTCATAGTCACTCAATTCGCTGTAATCCATCATAATCCCCTCTGCTTATTCTTCAGCTCGATAACTGATTGGCATTCCGCGCATGTTTGGCAGACTGGAACGGCAGCGCGCCGCGGCGCCGGAATACTCTCTCCGCATTCACTACAATGCTCAGCTGATACGGCGTTGCGGTTGATGCGGTGCGCTGCGATCGCCATGTCGATTCGCTGCTGCGCAAGCTCGTTGGCTTGATCGATGATTTCTGCTGTCATGCTGCACCGCCTTCAACGCGCTTGAACTCGATAACCCACACCCAAGGGTTGACCTTCCAACTTCCTTCGCCGTAGATGGACTCCCACAGGCGCGCAAAGTTGTCATATGGAGTCCAAACCTCTCCGCCACTATCTGGGTCAGAGTATGTTGGCCGCCATCCGGTAAGCTCCATGCCTTCAGCTTGCGCATCTTCTTGGCTGATAGCGTTCAACCGCTCAACCCGTACGTCTGTAATTTCCAGCAGAATTCGACTGGCCCAGCGCGGCATGTGGATAGATGGTTTCCAGCACGAACGACCATCTTCATAACCATCGTCATCACCCCAGGTGAAATCGCCATCAGCTGCATAAATGGCGTGACCAGAGTAATAGCCGTTGCCAAACGGCATTTCGTGAATATCTGTAGCCGGCCGGTCTGGCGTCCATGGTTGGATTCGACCATCCTCATCCAATTCGTGGCTGACTACTCCCCACGTTTCACGCGCCCAGATGCGGTCGCCGACAGCACCAAACGGGCAGCAATGCTCCTGAATGAAAAGGTGATAATCGGCAATAGGTGAGTTACCCGGCGCAAAGTCAGAAATGTGCACCATGCTTTCTAATTTTTTCGATGAAAACCAAAAATCCCCTGGTCGCGATTTCGATGGCTCAGGCTGCACCTTCATGATCCGCCTGGTCTGCGTCTTCCGGCCGTCGAGAATGGCGCGAACCATCTCACTGTTAAAAATCATTCCGCGTTCTTTCACGATTCCACTCCGAAACGGCGATTAAGCCGCCCTGTGTAAACGACGAACTCCAGGAGGCTAACTCCCAGAGGTGCAATTTGCTGGTGGTGTTTCTTGATGATTGGCTTAACCGTTGCGTCCCAGTTAGGCTTTGGCTTCTTGCGCATGGCCTGTTTGATTTCCTCCGTACAACGGCGGCAGGCGGCGCGGATGGCATTTTCGTCTTCGGGTTTCATGAAACCTCCACATAAGCACGAATAAACCCAGCGGCAGCCTGAGCGTTTATGGCGTTGCCGTATCCTTTGAGTCTGCCGACGCGGTTGCTGCTTGCCACTCTTGCCACCCCGGGCTCGACTCGTCCCATACGTGCGGCAGCCCCATCAACCAGCGGGAATGTGCCGGGTTCAACTGGACGCCATTTGCCATCTCGACAAAAGAGCCAGTCCGCATCTCGCCAAAAACCGTTAACCTCAAGGACCGGTAATCCCCGCGAAGTCCTGCAGACGCTGCTGGGTCTTGCTGCCGTCCTGTCGATACATGTTCATGGCCGCATCCACTGATGGCGATCGAGTGTTGCTCGTCGTCGGTGTTGGCCAGCCTGTCAGCAGAACAGTTCCCGGTAGCTTGAGACATACCTTTGGCGTTCCGTCTTGATTCTTCCCGCTGTAGCAATGAGTTGATCCCGTTGCGTCGTTCGCCACTGGTGTCTGCCAGCCAGCCAGCATTACCGCTGACTGAATATTCATCCCGCCTTGGCGCCCGGAAGTACCCGCACCGGTCATCGCATTCGCTGTTGGTGTTGGCCACCCAATAGGCCCGCTCTCTAATGTGCGGCGCACCGATGCCCGCTGACGTAAACGGCACAAGCCCGAAGGCGTATCCCACTCCTTCCAGGTCTGCTTGTACAAGGTCGAACCATGTGTTTGCGTAACCGCTTGCAACCTGTTCGCCAAAGACATGCTGAGGTCTGCGCTCGCTGATGAGATGGAAGAAATGAGGCCAAAGGTGCCGCTCGTCAGTAAACCCATCTCCTTTGCCTGCCGCGCTGAAAGGCTGGCACGGGCAGGAGCCAGTCCAGACCGGTTTATCGTCAGGCCATCCTGCGAGGCGGAGGGAATGGGACCAGACGCCAATTCCGGCGAAAAAGTGGCACTGGGTAAATCCTCTGAGGTCGTCAGGTGTGACATCTTCAATACTCCGTTCGTCAACTTCGCCCGGGGCGATATGCCCAGCAGCTATGAGGTTACGCAGCCACTGCGCCGCGAATGGGTCGATCTCGTTGTAGTAAGCTGCCGCGATCATGCCACCTCCGTCTTCACAACGTCGATGGCGCAGCCGGGGATCAGCTCAACGGAAGCGGTGGCGCACTGGTTTCCCCAGTGGCTCCAGCCTGGCGCTGCGCTGCGACTGAAAAGCTCAATCCTAGGCACGTCGCCATAGAGCAACTCCAGACGGTGGCGAACTTCCCAAGGTTTCTCGCTGTGCGCCCCGAGCGGGCTGTAGACCACCTGCTTAATGCCGGCATGCTTGCGTTCCAGCCCGGCGCCGCGGGTGGCGATCAGCACGTCTTCCGTGTTGGCGCGAGTGTGGTTGCCGCCGTTCATGCGCGTCTCGGCATTCAGCAGGTCGAGGAAGTCGTAAAAATTGGCGACGTCTCCCTCTGCCAGAGCCTTGGTAATGCGCAACTCGGCCAGCTGATTCAACTTCACCCATGTGAAGCCTTTCATCGTGCGTACCGTAAAGCCCCAGGCCTCGGCCAGCTCGATCGCCTCCTGGTTATGGGTGCCGGTGTACCACATCGCCAGCACAGCGTTATCCGCGGCGAGTTCCCATACAGGGAGCCGTTTCATATCGAGCAGACTCATGGTGGGGTAGTGATCGACGGCGGCACCGTTGCTGATGGTGTTGCCATATGACCAGGGAGGATCAGCGTAGATAAGAGAAAATTGTTTAGTCATAAATGACCTGCATTCAGTTATTGCTAACAGACCCGAAGCGGGCCCGATAGCGTTTGATTCGTTCATCCTCACGTGATGGGCGCATCGGTCCGACCGGTACATACTGAGGGCATTTACTTGCTTCCAGATTGTCGAACCAGACATCCTTCTCGAATCGTTCCTGAATCCGAACTTCCATGTTCGGCGTCTGGTAATCGTTATTTGCGATTGCCTCGAAGCACCTCGCCAGCACCTCCTCTTTGGTGCCTGAATGTTTTGGCGGGCGTAAATATCCCGCCCCGGGAAGAGGTGATGGCATGTTCATGCTCCTGATTAAATGACGTGAATGGTGTGACGAGGGAAGGGAAGAGTTACCGGCGAAAATGGAATATCGTCGTCGAAATCCATGGGTGGTTCGCTGTGCTGCTTAGGTGCTGATGATTGCTGCGACTGAACTTGTCGTTGTCGCGGCTTATCATTTCCAAAAGTACCTCTTGGGGGCAGATCGATATCCCGAACCAGAATGGTAGGTGTTTGCGCTGTAGAACCATCCTGTCGAGTCCATTCTTCAATAACAAACTCACCAGAGACTGTAACCTTCGCGCCTTTAACGACTGCAGAGGATAGCTTTTCAGCCATGGCGCCGAACATCTTACAATTCAGCCAGGATGTCTTTTCATTCTCACCATATCCGGTTTTGGCGGGAATAGAGAATGACGCAATGTGTTTTCCGTTTGGCGTGACGCGGAGAACCGCGTCTTTCCCCACATTGCCGGAAACGATGATGGTATTTATTGCCATTTATGCCGCCTGTTTTAACTCTTTAAGTCGGATACCAGTAACGTCTTTGCATTTGTTCTGGTGCTCAGCAAAGCCGTTAAGCAATTTCCATGTGTCTTCATAGCGATGCTTAAGCCGATCGCTATCGTTTTCAGAGCCGGCGTATGCAGAGAATTCGGCGAGGATTTTGTCCGCATCCACGGACAGAGGTGCCTGGTCTCTGTGTTGAGATCCATCATGAGGTTGCTCTTTCTGCGCGACTGTAATACCTGATGGCAGTGCCCAGGCTGGCAGTGCGGGAGCTTTCCAATAGAACTGACCAACCTCTTTTGATTTGGCGTAGTGGAACCCCGGCGCGCGCGTTGCTGAAACCACTGCGAACCCTTCTTCCAGATTGTAGAGGTAACGACCGATCCCCCATTGCACGGCGGCGCGCTTCATGGCGCCAGAGCGACCACCTTTCACAGCTTCAACTTGTGTGTTTTCTGCCGCATCCCACTTGGTGATCCACTCGCCTTCAACCTTGATGGAAATACCGCACTCAACGCCGCCATTGTTCGGAATATCTCGGTACTCGTTACGCCAGCCAGCCTTGCCGCATACTTCATCCAGCCGCTTCATGATTGCGCGGTTGGTTACGTAGGCCAACACCTTCGCCCAAATGCCGTTATTGTTTTTTCCCGCCTGCTGAATGCGCCACTCAATATCCTCACTGGCAAATGGCGCATCTAAATCATCAAGGTTCATGTGTAATTCCCCGCAAACTCATCCCAGCCAATGACCGGATTCTGCCGCTCGGCGGCCAGATTGATTGGCTCGTTGTCGTTCTCTGGCTTATCCGGTATCACGTCGCGCATCAGACGCAGGAAAGACTCTTCGTCCCATCGTTCTGCCGCTGTCATGCTGCACGCTCCTGATGGGTGATGACGTAACCCTGCTCAACCAACCACTCGATCACCTCTGCGCCGTCGAGCTGGGGAAGTACGTCCCTAGTTTTTACAGTTCCGGCCAGCACAACGCCTTCCATCTCAACTTTGAGAGTGTTGTGTGGGCCAACAGATGTGCGCATGTCAGCGCACTCGCATGTGATATTCATGAGTCACCTCAGTAATGAATTGTCGCGCAGGGGATCAGGTTATCTTTCAATGCCGTAAGCACTTCGATAGCCTGCTCGCGGGTGATGCTGGTATGACTGGTTAGCGCGTTGACAATATTGGTGCCGACAGTCTTACGGTGTTTAACGTCAGCCTCTCTTTTTGCCTGCTCTTCGGCTTTGCGCTTTTCTTCAGCCAGGCGTGCTTCTTCTGCCTGTTTTGCCTTAAGGCGTTCGGCTTCGACAGCCGCGGCTTTCTCACGCTCAGCGCGATCAGCTGCTTCCTGTTTTTCTCTTTCTGCACGCTGTTCCGCTTCGACGCGCTGGCGATCCGCCAGTTCTGCACGTGCTTTCTCTTCAGCTTCACGGCGCGCTGCGGCTTCAATTTCAGCTTTATGTTTCGCTTCGGCATCGCGGCGGGCTTGTTCTGCTGCTTCTTGCTTCAGTCGCTCATCACGTTCATGCTGTGCCTGTTCCGCCAGGCGGAGCTGCTCTTGACGGTCACGGTCAAACTTGTCATTCATCAGCAAAGCCATTTCGTGGTCTGCTTCCATCTGCGCAGCGCGCTGGCGGTCGAATTCTTCGTTCATCACCATCGCTTCTGCATGCAGCGCGTTCATTGCTTCTTCAGCTTTGATACGCTCCTGCTCAGCTTCCCACTCATCGCGAGGTTTAAGGATTGCGTCACGAATGGCATCGCACTCTCTGGTGAATACTCGCAATTCCTCTTCGGCAGGTTTAACCGCCTCCTTCAATCGCTTGAGGTATTCGCGACCAGGCTTCTCAATAGCTGTTTTGCTGGAGCCAACCATGCGCGCAAGGCTACCAATACGATCACGTCCTTTTTTAGTGCTAACGTCTGGGACCTCTTTCGCCAATTCGCGGATTTGCTCGAGATAGTTATTTAGGCCGCCAGCGCTGTATAACGTGGGCGCCTGCTCAGGCTTGATTTCGATGACAGTTAAGTCCGTTACTTCGCTCATGGCTTCTCCTGAATTTTTGGTGTACGAATCCCGCCCGCTTGTTGCCAGGCAGATCGGTTGAATTGGTTGGTTAGTTGCTTAAGCCGTTTCCGCGTCCATCGAGGTAGATCTCGATGAGCAGGGCTTTGGTGTAGGTGCGTTCGCAGCCGCGGTGAAGGTATAGCTTCCCGCGCTTGTGAGCTGATGCCGTCCAGGTGCCGTCGCGATGCTTAACCAGCATGCCTGGCTGAACGGCGCCGCGGTTAACGGTCTGGGTACCGTAGTGCTGACTAATCATGGAAGACCTCCATCACAAACAAGGCAATCAGCAGGTATATGGCTATCAAGCCAATGCAGATGCGGGTCAGGTTTCGCCAGCACCGGCGCGACATACCGCAACGACCATCATCAAATTCATCGTGATTCATATCACCCTCGTTGCCTTATCGCCGGCCAGCGGAACAAGAAAGACTTCTGCGCTTAATCTCTGGCGGTGGATGGCCGCCGGTTGTCATAACTAACCGCACTCATAGAGAACGGTGAGGTATGAAAAAAGCCGCTGGTTAGGCGGCCCTGAGTTTGTTGACGTAATTCATGCAGGCTGTAGGGCTGCATGTTCGCCATGTGGCTTTATGTTGCATCCGCTTGCTTGGCGGGTAATAAGCAACAGTCCCTTGAGATGTGCGAAATATGAGGGTGTTTTCTCCTTCTTCGAACTCAACTCCATTACGTTGAACGAATGCCCTCATCCCTTCATGTGCCGAGTTGCGCGCTATCCTGCGCCGCTCTTTAAGTTCTGGCTTCATGTCTCGCCAAAACTCGCCCATCGTATAATCATCGTCTGCCATAAAACCCTCTGTCGTTACCCACTGATGCGGGAGAAGTGCTTTGGTGGTGAGTTGCCGGCATTACGACTGCCACTATGTGGGAGTATCCGGCCGCCTTCGCGTCATCCTAAAACTCACCCCATAACATTCCTGCTTTGGTGAAAATTACGAGATTTACTATTGTCTGGATTAACAAGTCGCACTGAATTACTGTTTAAGTTTGGATGTTTCAGAGAGACAAAAATGAATACGGCCTCTTGGAATAAGTTTGCGACATGCCCAATTTGCAAGGTGCGGTTTAAAATTGGTCGTCTTAATAGACACATAAAAACTCACCCAGACATAACACCTGAAGGCGAGTTGCTGATACGAAATGCAGCTATTACTTCACTTAGGAAGTCGTATATTGAAGAGCAGCTTGAAAGCGACCGCCGAAGCATTCAACAATCAAACATCAGCGCTACTGATGTTTTGATGAATAGGAAGCAGCAATATCATTCTTCAAAAACAGTTTCTGGAGGTTCTTTTGGTCAGGGGAAGAAAAGGTGAAAGTTGATACTCTCGGCAAAAAATGTGTTTGTGAAGGAAGAAATCCCCAGTGCACATTTTGTGGTGGCTGGGGGTATCTAGATTCGATTGGAGAAGCCAGAAGTTCATCTGGACCACTTTCTCCACCTATCAGAAAGTCAAAAACTAAGCGAAAGAAACAGAGTTTATTGCCGATCTCAGCGCCGCCAAAACCAAAGGTTCAAAAGGTTAAACCTAAGATGAATATTGAACCTCGTTGCGTGTTATGTGGCAAAGTTGTTGAAGATTTCTCATCTCATAATTGTGTAACCCCTAATAGAGAATCACTCTGGAAAAAGCTTAGCGAGCTGTAACTTGTTTCACTTTCCGGTGTCCAGCAGCGTATATCGCCACATACGGCAGGCACATGCCGCTTTCTAACGGACGATGACCAAACTCATTGCTGTAGACGACTGCTGCGCGGGCAATCTGACGCTTATACTCCTGGCGTTGCCATACTGCGTCCTGAGCAACGAATTTAATTGGGGTCGCATCTTCGATTCGCTCTGGTGTATGGTGTTTACCCTTGGCCTGAACCTGAGCGCGACTGAGGGTTGGGCGATGCATCGTCTCTGAGCTCGATGTAATAGCGTTCTGAAGCGAGGCACGGCGCTCACGTCGACGACCAGATGACGAACCATTGAATGCTGTTCTGCGTGTCATATAGACCTCCTGATGAACTTTGGTGATTGGATGGCTGGATTCGAACCAGCGACCGCACTTTGAGGAAGTCCAGCGATCAGACTTGCAATCCATCACGCTGAACTGCTGGCCAGCACTCCATAGCCCGCTCTTTCCAACTGAGCTACATCCAATCCCAAAGTTCACTTTGGTTAGTTCGGCTTTTCAGCCGCGTAGATTCATCGCTGAATCGTTGTGTTTTCACCGTCCTGGTGAGCGTTAAGTCCTGTCGATGGATGCAATAATCACCGCTAGTGGTATTTAAGTCAACACCGCAAGAGATAAAATATTACCGCAAGTGCTTAAATGGTTGATATGTAGAAACATTTATTTTTTATGGTTGTAATGTGCTCAAAATATCAACAGGGAAAAGAAGTGAATCGAGGTGAACTGGAAGAGATGGCCGCACAACTTTTATTGCCAGCGAGATTGCGATCAGCAAAGATGCGATTGCTGATGGCTTAGAGGCAAAGAGCAGAGCTTTAGGGAATGTCATCCACAAGGGATTGTTGCGTGACGCTGCAGAGATGGTGAGGAAAGGAAAGTAGGGCAATAAAAACCCGGCGCGGTGGCCGGGAGGAAGGTTATGCGTATCTATTTTTGAACCAAAATTTTTTTCGCAAATTCAATCGTGTCTTTATGATTTGATGCTGCTGTATGATTTATTTTCTTGGAGTCCATTGTTTTTTTAATAGTATTAATCACTTTCCGTTGGCCAGATGTAGGAGATTCGGGTACTTCTAGAGTAAACAGCACATCGTCGATATCTAGCAAGTTCTCTTCGGCCGCACGGGTAACCCTCATTACCCAGGTATCACTATGTTCCATCATTTTCCCCGGTTCAACTTGAGTAAATGCGAGCGGTTTGATAGCACATTGAATTTCATTATCTTTTTTTGCAACCAAAGGCATGGTGAACTTGGCATATGAACCTTCAATAGATTCAAGCTTAAACGCATTCTTAAGTCCATCGATTCTGTCAATGCTTCGTTTTAGTTCCCGAGCCAGTACGTCTTCACGGCGTTCTTTTGTATAGTCTGAGTGGTTTACATACTTATTGTAAATTCGATCCATCTCAGACTTAGGGTTCTGACTGAGAATGACCCTGACAGAGCTAAATTGGAAAATTGACTCTTTTTTTGCTGTGAAATATCTAAAAAATTGAGCAAGTTGATGGTGACCACTGATCTGAGTGGCTTGGGCTTTAGCAAACTGTAACTCTCTTTGAATAGTGTCTTTTGCTACCGGGAAAATACAGTCGTCATGGAAAAAGCTTCTTACGCGAGAGTCGTTGCGCTTTGTTATCTGGAAGTCGAAAAAGTTTTCTTTTGGCGCGCACATGACCACACCTATGTTTGCGAACTCTTCAGTTTCCGCATAAGGTGCGTATCGAACAATGCTGTAAAGGCATGGAGTATTCATGCTATGTCGCTCCAAAATTCATCGCTATCGCCTTTCTCTAAAGTATTTTGTACAAAAGGTAAAAACTCGTCGTCAACAATCCATTCTTCAGGGATATCTTGAATGATTGCTGGTAGCTTACAGTAGCAGTCCACTACCTTTTGTCTGTACTCAAGACGATCAACTAAATCGTACTCCCATTTCCGATTTCCCGGGCCATAAACATGTACTGTAAAATCTTCCGGACCAGCATTTTTATCAAATGATAGGTTATGGTCAATTAGATAATACTTATCATGGCCAACATCATAAAGAATGTTGACGTTTCCTCCTTTGTCTGTGAGAGTGCGATCAGCATTTAGTACCCATTTATCAAACGCATATATTAATTTTTGTTGTTCAGTTGGTATGATTGCGGCATTTCTTGACTGGGTAAAAGTAAGGTCGACTGCACCTTCTATGTATCTTGAGGCAAAGGCAAGGCCGGGGAAGATTTCATGTTGAAGTTCTGGTGAATATTCAATCAGCTCCTCAGGGACGAAAACAATCTTAAATTCGGGCAGTGATAGCCCTATGTCATTAGCCAGACAACCAGCAATAAATTCAGCCAGAAGGTTTTTTGGGGGCATCGATGGCTTTGATTTCAAAACATACATTTGCCCATCATCGCATTTGCACAGAAATGGTTGAGTAGACCCTTCCTTGATGCGTCGGATAATTTCAATGACACTAGGAATGACTCCACCGTTGTTGTCCACATTTGCCATCACGATCCCTTTGGATTTTTAAATATTTAGTAGAACCTGTTCAACACTATGATTTTATTTAATATTTTATGTGGTCGTGGCTACTAGTTATCTTAGTCAAAATCATCCCGCTCATCCTTCCGCTTGAAGAAAACTTTATCCAGCCTTAGCACGATCCCAACCAGCCCGATAATCAGTAAAGTAATCAGTATGGGGATAACCAAGTCAGACATGCTTCCTCTGCGTTTATATGGGCTTATCCAAACGTCTCATCAGGCCATTGGCTCGCGACTACCTTACCTACAACCCGGCAATGTTCGTTGCATGGAATCATAGGGAACTGTGGATTAAGGGGTTGCAGGAAAACTTGCCCGCTATCCTTGATCAACCTTTTGAAGGTGAATTCATCACCTCCCAGTCTAGCAATACAAAAATCTCCTGGATCCACCGGCTGTTCGGGGTCAACCAATATCAACATTCCTTCTGGAAAGCTTGGTCGTGAACCAGTTGGAGCCGTCATGGAATGACCATCAACTTCTAACCAGAATGAATAATCACTGGCCTTTTTGGTTGTACTAACCCATCGTTCCGCATCGCGGGAGGTGAAAGTACGAAACTCCGGAGAGAACATCCCTGCTTGAACGTGTGAAAAAACTGGGTATTCGTAATCATTACCTGAAGGAGGAACGGCTGAAACTGATTTGTACATCTCCTCAATTTCTTTGGCAAGCGAAGGGCTAAATTCACCTACGCTAACCTGTAGTATTTTTGCTAGAGCGGCGGCATTGCTGGCGTTAAGTGCATTTACACCATTCAGGAGAGCGGCAATGGCTGATTGTCCGACATTAAGGGCATCGGCGATGGACTCTTGCGAGAGCTTAAGTGTTGACTTCTTGCTCTCATAAATCAGCTTAAGTCGCCTTGCGTCTTCAAGTTGATCGGCAGTTAACGGTTTCTTTTTTATGCTCATAGTCAAAATTTAACACCGGGAGGGATAATTTGCTAATACCGCAGGTGTTGACATGATTACCTCCTGCGGTGATAATCAATTTCATGCTCATAGGAGGTAGTATGGAACAGCGCATAAAACTTAAAGATTACGCTCAGCGCTTTGGTCAGACTAAAGCTGCTCAGGATCTTGGCGTTTACCAGAGTGCCATTTTCAAAGCCATCACATCTAAGCGCGATATCACTGTTATCGTTCATGCCGATGGCTCCGTTTCCGCAGAAGAACTGAAATCATTTCCGAGTAATCGCCGCGAATCTAACGCAGCATAAAGATTGCCAACCACAACGGCGACCCCGCCTACGTAGCTGAAAAGCTAATCCTTATAAAAGTCAAATCAGGCTTTGCACCTTATGTGCAAGGTCCATCTATCTATTTGTGTTTCGAAAAGGAAATCACATGCAATCACTTACGTATCACCACAATACCGGATTCGTTCCGGCCGCGATGATAAATCGCGCTCAAACAAAACAGGATCACGATCATGACCTGATCCGAGATGCAGTAAGAGCCTGGGCGTCGGCTATCGACAATCAGGACGTGGTATCAGCTCTGATTATCAACGAGTACCGTGAACAGGGCGGCGATTCAATCAGCTTTCCTGACGATATCAGCCGGGCCCGGCAGAAACTCTTTCGCTTCCTAGATAACCGGTTTGATTCCGATCAGTACCGCGAGAACGTTCGCCAGCTGACACCGGCAATCATGGCCGTTTTACCGCTGGAATTCCGCGCCAAGCTGGCGCCGCAGAACGACACCATGTCGCTGATAGCTTCGGCAATGAAAGAGTGTGCAGAAGCCAAGCAGGCAGTGCTTCTTAACGCTCCTGAGCACCAGAAACTGAAGGAGGTAAGCGAGGGTATCGCTTCACTGTTTCGCCTCATGCCGGAGCAGGTAGGCCCACTGATGACGATGGTTACGTCGATGCTGGGGGTTATGTGAAGACTTCAGAAATGGCGAAAGCCGCGGTGCTGGAACACCAACGGCTTTCAGGTGGAATTAACTGGATCAATTCACAGGAGCAATTATGGCAAACACCGCCGAAGTAATCAATTTTCCTGTGCCTGACGTGGCACTTAAGGAGCCGCGCGTGGCAGATATTGACGACGGCTATACACGGATTGCTAACGAACTTCTGGAGCACATAGCAAGTGCTGATTTAACTGCTCGTCAGCTAAAACTGATGCTGGCATACATCCGGAAAACATACGGTTTCAACAAAAAATCAGATCGCATTGCTGATGAGCAAATTGCTCAGCTGACAGGTTTATCAAGGCAGAACGTAAACAAAGCAAAAAGGGAATTGCTTTCAATGAATTGCCTGATTGTTGAAGGCAATAAAATTGGCGTAAACAAGGCGGTTTCTGAGTGGAAATTCAGCAAGTGTCTCCAAGTTAGTAATCTTGTCTCTAAGCCAGAGACAAAGAGTGTCTCCAAGTTAGAGACAAATGAAGTCTCTGAGTTAGAGACACACAAAAGACATTATTTAAAGACAACTTTAAAGACAGATCTTACCCCTATAGTCCCCACGGGGGACGAGTGTGAAAAACCAGTTGTTGATGATGTTGTTCAGGATGAACCGAAAGCCGATCCGGTCAGGAAGGTTTTCACACACTGGCAAACAGAACACCACCACCTGTCTGCAAAGCTGGATGACAAACGGCGCAAGCGCATCAAGGCCAGACTGGCTGAAGGTTTCACCGCAGATGAACTCTGCCGGGCAATATCCGGCGCCAAAGGTGATCCCTGGCTGATGGGCAAGAACCCCTCCAAGAAACGGTATGACGGCGTAGAAACCATTCTGCGTGACGCTGCACAGGTCGAAAGACTGCGCGACCTGGCAGGAGATGAACACGCTATGGCGGTCGCACAAGGCCAGTACTCGGCAACCACTGCTCGCAACCTCGAAACCCTCCAGCGCTGGGCTGGCGGCACTGATTCAGGAGAACTTTTCTGATGAACGATTCTGAAAAACCGAAGTTCGCCCAGTCTATGGCGGCGATCGGGGAGATTTACGGCAAGGATATCTCCGAAGTGATGATTGGCATCTACTGGAATGCCCTTAAGCCATACCCGGTTGAAGACGTGATGCGCTCTTTCCAGGGGCATACTCGAGACACCGACAACGGTCAGTTTTTCCCTAAGCCAGCCGATCTCCTGCGTCACATCGAAGGGAACAAAGACGGGAAGGCGTTGATGGCCTGGTCGAAGGCTTACAAGGCCATTTGCAGTTACGGCCGCCGCAACAGTGTTGTGTTCGACGACCCGACCATTCACGCAGTCATCGCCGACATGGGAGGGTGGATTGAGTTTGCTGGCATGAGCGAAGAAGAGATGCCATTCCGGGCTCGCGAGTTCGAAAAACGCTACCGCTCTTACCTGATTACCGGGGTCAGTAAGTGTGAAACGGTGATGATTGGCATGGATGACGCGCAAAACATCCGCTCAGGCTTCCAGCGCGAACCAATGCCATTCCTGATTGGCGAGAGAGACAAAGCCAAACTCATCCGCAACGGACAGGCACTTATTGAGCACAGGTGGCAATGATGAAAAAGAACTCTGGCAAACAAGCCGTTATCAACTTCATCGGCCTGCATCCGGGCTGCAACTTTCAGGATATCCGCCGCGGAACCGGGCTTGACTCTTCGGTGGTCAATTCCTCCCTGTGGCATATGAACCGTGACGGTCTGATAAAGCGGGAAGGTGAGTGCAGGAGCTTCCGCTACACCCTGATCGACACAACAGCTATCACCGAAAGCGATCCATCGGTTCAGTATCGCCAGCGTCCTGGCGGCGTAAACCCAATGACCAACCTTTTTAACCAGTGCCTGGCGGGAGTAAGAAAATGAATAACGAAATCGAACAGATTGCACAGCAGAACGATATGAGTATCGAGTTTGTTCGCTGGTTCTTCAACGAAAAGAAAGCAGCTTGTGGTGAGCATTGGTTTCTGGCGTTAGGTGCTATGTGGGAAGGCTGGAAAGCGCGTGAAGGAGAAGCGACCGCACTGGCGCTGACTCTTGAGAAGAGTAGAGAAGCATCTGGCTGCCCGGCTGGCGTAGACCTGCAGGACTGGGTGAAGCAGCTGGCGGCGGAGAATGTGGCGCTGAAGTTGAAAGGCAAGGAATTGCTCGGCGAAGCATGCGCAGTGTACTCGAGGCTCAATAAACTGATCGACCCATCAATCGGTGATTTTGTTGACGGTCAGACGCTCCATGAATTCCAGTTTGTTCTCGAAGTGGAAACCCCCGCCACCGATCGCATCGTAGCCGGGATTAAGGCTGATGTATGGATGGAGGCGAAAGACTTCACAAAATCCATGTTGGCCAGTGACTCGGTAGACCATCTCGATTTCCTGTTTGATGGCAAGATTCAGCAGCTGCGCGAGGGGGCCGACAAATGAGCAAGTCGCTTAACGCACGTTGTATCCGCCGCTGGGAAGTTGAATTTAAAGGCCGCTGCGATTCGAAATATAGCCCGTACTGGCGTAAACGCGACCTGCGTGGGTATATCCGGGAGGCCGCACTTACTACTGCTTACTGCATGGTTGAACGCTTAGCTGAAGATAATGCCAGGGAGGCTTTTTGCGGATATTCGAATGGCTGGTCCCCTGAATTCTCAGCCTGGTACGCCGACCGCCGCGAGGCATATCTGACCGCAGCCCGCCGCGAACTCAATAAGAGCGCTACCAATGACGATATCGACGAAGAGATTCAGAACGAGCTGGAGGCCTGGAATGACTGATATCACCAGGCTTTTAGCCAGCCTCAAGCGCCGCTCAGCCCACGCAAAAGAGTTTGGCCACGATGTTCTGTTTGTAAAGCTAGAAGACATTGATGCGCTGGTAGAGGCGCTGGAACCGAATACATCATCGTCAGATTCACAGGGTCGACCTGGTGAAAAAAGATGCAATCTTAGCGATCAGTGCGTTGAAACATCCTTGAATTGCGTCGACAGAGCACCTCTAAAGACATCGTAGATGAGACCAAATCAACGATAACATAAGGGTTATTGAATGCTTTAATCTCAGTAAGTTAAGCGTAGGGCAGTCTAGAAAGTGTCACCATTTCTTTAATCGATAGTGAAGTTGACGAACGTAAAAATCAGGACTATAAGTACTGTATAAATACACATGTGTATTTATACAGTATAGGTTCTGGTAATCGACAAGGAAAAATGGAAATGGTTGACCAAAAAAGCAATGCACAAGTTTCAAACGGTGTTAACGACGATATTTCAGAAATGAAATCACTGACCACGTTGCGCAAGCGTGTGGTTTCCGATGGTGAGGTGGTGTCTAAATCACAGAGCGCTTTTCGTCTGGCAGGTGGTAAAACGGGAGTCATCCTGCGCAATGACGGTAATGACTTTTACGCTCTTGTAACTCCAGAAGGTCAGGCGCAAGACGGACAATGGAACACCCTTCGCCCATTATCTTTCAATCTCAAAACTGGTCGAGTTTCGCTCCGTAATGGCGTGGACATTTCTGGTGGGGCAGTAGTTTCGCATGATGCAGGCATTTCGGCGCGTACGACCGGCCCGTCGCCGATCATAAATGGACAGACCTATTCAGCCCCATCCATTCATACCGATTTTACCAGCGGTAATATCACGACCCAGATGATGATGGGCTCCAGGGTAGAAGCAGGCAAGCAAGATTACGGTCTGCTCTCTTATCGTGACTGGCAGGGGAGATGGAACGAACTGCGCGTTCGATCAAATGCCGAACTGGATGCTGGGCAGTTTACCAAACGTAACGCTGATGGCTGGTTCTGGGCTGGCGGGAATAAGACTCAGAATGGCTCCGAGCGGATAACCACCGGGTTGCATCTTCAGGGAGCCGGTGACCTTTTCACCAATCTTTATCATTACGAGCGCATTGGCAAACACCATTTTATGGGCGTCCATGTCGGAAATGGTGGTGCTAATGGCTTCTATGAATTCCGTAACGACGGACATGCCTACACCAACGGAGGCTGGAACAGCAGCTCCGATGCGCGAATGAAAACCCAGGTCGAGAAAATCGATAATGCGTTAGAAAAGCTCGATCGTATTAGTGGTTACACATATCTGAAGCAGGGCGTTACCGAAGCTGGTGTAATCGCTCAGGAATTGGAGGAAGTCCTTCCACAGGCTGTTTCAAAGACGGAACTTACACTCAATGACGGCAGTGTGTTGAAGGATGCTCGCAGCATCAATATCAATGGAGTGGTAGCACTACTTATTGAAGCGCTTAAGGAAGAACGTCAGGCTCGACTTGCCCTGGAAAAGCGTTTAGCCGATCTGGAAGCTCGTAGTGGTCAGGAGACAGAGTGATGGCAGATAATCAACCGGTTCCTCTTACCCCCGCACCACCTGGAATGGTATCACTTGGTGTAGATGAAGATGGCGTAGAAGTGATGACTGTCATTGGTGGAGATGGCAGCGGTACAGGGTTTTCTGGGAATGAAGCACCTATTATTCCTGGAAGTGGTAGCCTCCAGGCCGACTTAGGTAAAAAGTCTCTCACCCGACTACAGGCTGAAAGTTCAGCAGCAATTCATGCGACTGCAAAATGGACTACAGAGAATCTTGCTAAAACGCAGGCTGCGCAGGCTGAAAGAGCCAAGGCTGCCATGCTTTCTCAGCAAGCAGCAAAAGCAAAACAGGCCCAACTCACGCAACATCTGAAAGATGTGGTGGATCGCGCGCTTCAGAACAACAAAACACGGCCTACGGTTACTGATCTTGCTCATCAGAATAACCAACAAATGGCCGCAATGGCCGAGTTTATAGGCCGTCAAAAGGCAATTGAAGAAGCTCGTAAAAAGGCTGAAAGGGAAGCCAAAAGAGCTGAAGAAGCTTATCAGGCTGCTTTGAGAGCGCAGGAAGAAGAACAGCGCAAGCAGGCAGAAATTGATCGGAAATTGCAGGAGGCAAGGAAGCAAGAAGCAGCAGCAAAAGCAAAAGCTGAAGCTGACAGAATTGCGGCTGAGAAAGCTGAAGCAGAGGCAAGAGCTAAAGCGGAAGCTGAGCGACGGAAAGCAGAGGAGGCTCGAAAGGCGCTTTTTGCAAAGGCCGGGATTAAGGACACTCCTGTTTATACACAGGAGATGACAAAAGCAGCCACTACATTGTTTTTAACACCGGGTGTTAGGTTACTGAATCGTGCCCCAGCGATGATTCAGTTATCAGCTTTGGCTGCAGAAATTAATGGCGTCTTAACTACTGCTGCTAGTGCTGTAATGACGGCTACTGCGGAATTCTCAGGATGGATTGCCTCAGCATTATGGCGAGGTGTAGCTGGTGTAGCAACAGCCAGTACTGTTGGTCCCATGGTTGCCGCAGCATCGACGCTATTCTTTTCACCTCGCGCAGGTGGCGGAAGCGACAGTAAGGTTCCCGGTAGGGATATCGAGATGTTGGCTGCACAAGCCCGGTTGTTCACGGCGGGTAAGTTGAGTATCGAACCGGGTATGAAGAGCGTCAACCTCCCGGTACGTGGCTTCATCGCTTCGGAAACTGATGGGCGCCAGTCTCTGATGCTTGTAAAAACCGGTACCGATGGAGTGCCTTCCACTGTTCCTGTATTAGATGCTGTACGTGACAGTACTACTGGTCTTGATAAAATAACGGTACCGGCGATGTCTGGTGCGCCGTCGCGGACCATCCTTGTGAATCCGGTTCCAATCGGCCCTGCTGCTCCGTGGCATACCGGCAATAGCGGGCCAGTGCCAGTGACACCTGTTCACACCGGTACAGAGGTGAAGCAGGCTGACAGTATCGTCACGACAACTTTGCCAATTGCAGACATTCCGCCACTGCAGGACTTCATCTACTGGCAGCCGGATGCTTCTGGAACAGGTGTTGAGCCAATTTATGTAATGACTAGTCAACCCAGGAAAGGAGTAAAAGACTACGGACATGATTATCATCCGGCTCCAAAAACTGAAGAAATTAAGGGGTTGGGAGAGTTGATTGAGTCTCGGAAAAAAACTCCAAAACAAGGGGGAGGTGGTCGACGAGATCGATGGGTGGGAGATAAAGGACGAAAAATCTATGAGTGGGATTCTCAGCATGGAGAACTTGAAGGTTACAGAGCTAGCGACGGCTCTCATCTTGGAGCATTTGATCCAAACACCGGCAAGCAACTTAAAGGTCCGGACCCTAAACGTAACATCAAAAAATATCTTTGAGGTGAATTAATGGGACTGAAATTACGATTAGAATGGTTTAATAAGCAAACAGATTTATTAGTTGGCAAAGAGTACTCTAAGGATTTTGGTGATGATGGTTCGGTTATCGAAAGCCTAGGTATTCCTTTAAAGGATAATATCAATAATGGTGGTTTTGATTTAGAAGAGAGTTGGATTCCATTATTGCAACCTCATTTTAAAAATAAAATTGAAACTGATAAGAATCTATACCAGATTTCATTTGATTATCGTGACAGTTGGTAACATGCCTACCTAAGAAAATATAGCCAGCCTTCGTGGTTGGCTATATTTTTAGTTGATTTACAATTATCAACCCGCCATAATCATGTCATCGGAGCCTGAACAACTCCAGTGACTTCTGCGCTTTGAGGGGACTCAAAGTGCAAACGACAATCAGAACACCTTTCAACCAGTCACAGATGCAGAAATGCACCTGCGATTTTCTGCATTCTGCGTTTTATCTCTCAGGGGGTGAAGCGTGAAGCAACAATTCCACCTCATCAACGAAAGCGTTAAGCAGAACGCTATCAACTTCATCCGCACGTTACCGGTTGACCAGAAGCGGCCACTGATTCTCGACATCAAAGAGATGACTCGCACGCTGGATCAGAATCGCAAGATGTGGCCCCTCCTTAAAGACCTGTCTGACCAGGTTATCTGGTTCGGGAACAAATACGATTCCGACGACTGGAAAGATCTCATCACGGCGATGGTAGCTAAGGCCAAAAAACAAGAACAAAGAATGGCGCCCGGACTTGATGGAGGCGTTGTGATGTTTGGTCAGCGTACCAGCAAGATGACCGTTCGCCAGATGGTGGAGGTAATTGAGGCTATCTACTGGTTCGGCACACAGCAGGGCGTCAAGTTTAGCGAGAAATCCCGCCTCGAAATCGAATGGGCTAAAGATTGGGGTGAGCAGCATGGCTAACCCAATGGATCGCGTCATGAATGGTCACATCTTTAAGGTGACGACGCGCAGCAAGCGCAAGCAGGAAACAAGCCCATCAGAAATACCAACACTTCTCGGATATACAGCCGGGCTCGTTGATAAGAAATGGCTGCGCCTGGCGGCAAGGGGGAAGCGTGGTTAAGAAACCCCAGCGCCGCTGCAAAATCTGCCGGGCAAAATTCACTCCTGCATTTGAAAACCATCGCTGGTGCTGTCCTGAGCATGGCGCTGAATATGCCATGCAGGAACTTGAGAAGAAACGCGAAAAGCAGGATCAGGCGAAAGCGAAAAAAGAGCGCGCCGAATGGCGCAAACGCAAAGCCGCGGTGAAACCTCTCAGGCACTGGGAAGATATGACCCAGCGTGTCGTTAACGACTATATCCGCGAACGAGACCACGATCTGCCGTGCATCAGCTGCGGCACATTCGACACGGTTCAGTGGGAAGCCGGCCATTACCGTTCCCGCGGTAAAGCATCGCACCTGCGATACAACGAGGACAACATTCACAAGCAGTGCCATCACTGCAATGTGCAGATGTCAGGTAATCAGCAGCAATACCGCATTGGCCTGGTAGAGAAAATCGGCGCTGAGCGCGTCGAGGCGCTGGAAAACAACAACACCCCTCATCGATACACCATCGAAGAGCTGGAAGGGATCAGACGCCATTACAGCGCGCTACGCCGTGCACTAATAAAACAACGGGAGGCCGCATGAGCCGCGATGTTATCGAACGCATCCGCGACCGCTGGCACAAGCTCCGCCTTTGCCGGCACCGTGGAACCGTCTTAGTTGACTACCGCATTTTGAAGAATTTCGTCCGCATCTATCAGGCTTCAGGAGAGAAAGCATGAATACCCAGTACCTTGAGTATGTTCGCCAGCAGCTGATAGTGGCCACCGCCGATCTGAGCGGTGCGACGAAAGGGCAACTGGTAGCCTTTGCAGAGAACGCACAATTCACAGCGACGGCGCGCAGCCGCGGCAGGAAGAAAGTCGCCGATCCGGTCTCCGGCCGCATGGTAAACCCATCCAGCCCGCCAACCCCCGGACAGCAGTCCCGCGCTAAGGGTTCGTCGATCGCTCTCGTTATGCCCGTGGAATATTCAACTGCATCCTGGCGCCGCGCGGTTCTATCGCTGGAAGAGCATCAGAAATCCTGGCTACTGTGGAACTACAGCGACAATATCCGTTGGGAGCATCAGGAGACGATCACCCGGTGGGCGTGGGAGCAATTCAGCCAGAAGCTGGCCGGCGTGCGCATTGCAAAGAAAACGGTCGATCGTCTGCGTCAGCTTATCTGGCTGGCAGCGCAGGACGTCAAAGCTGAACTGACAGGGCGCAACACATACGAATACCAAATGCTTGCCTCCCTGATCGGAGTGACCACGAAGAACTGGTCAGAAACGTTTACGGAGCGGTGGGAGGAGATGAAAAGCACTTTGCGGCGCCTTGATAGCGATTCGTTATTACAGGTTACGCGAACACGTTCACAACAAAAGGCGACAAATTTAGATGTAAGTCTTGCGAAACTGGATTGAAACGCATATATTTCATGTAAATTTGATAGTGTGCCAATTTTACGTTAACCCGCCTCTGAGCGGGTTTTTGTCTTAAAGATTTCTACAGAAATTATCTCCAATTTTGGTTGAGTGCGCTTCGATGTCCTTGTCGAAGACTACAGCACTAGATTTGTATTTTGGAAAATTAAGGATGTATTTAGGCCCGAAAAAGCCCGAGATTTCAGAATATGCTTCAACGGCGGCGATCTGGCCATTCCAGCTATAATGTGGGTCGGTACCTATTATGCAGTCGCCTTGTTTGTATTTTCCGACTGCGTCTGAAGCGAAGCCGCTCGCTGAGGATACTAGCAAGACTGTTGTTAAAATCACCTGTTTCATATTGACTCCTTGTCATTAAGTACACATCGGATCTTAATGTCTACAGAGCGTTAAAACCACTCTGTAATTTTATGTTCTTGCTATGTTTCCCACTTCTGTAACGCATGCTATATATACGAAAGACAAAGCGAAGCATCGATTGCCCTCCAGGTAAAACAGTAGCTCGGGATACTTGGAATGATGCTGTCGGTTTGGTCTGACATGAACCTACTTCTTGGCCTGCTCCATAGCAGGCATTTTTTTGCCGCAAATAGGGCAAATCGACATTCGATAAAACTCATTTCAAGGCTGCGCTTTTGCGCGGCCTTTTTTATTTCAGGACCGCGGGAATCATCTGCGACGAGCTTTGTTGATAAATCAGCCCGACGGTCCTGATCCTTTCAAACACACACAGCACCCCGTACTTTCGGAGGTGATATGGCTAAACGTATGCAAGATAAAGAAAGCATTGCCGGAGTTTCATGGCTGATTGTCCTTGCTCTGTCATGCTGGGGCGGTCTTGTCCGATACCTGATTGACGTTAAGCAAAACAAAGCCACCTGGAGCTGGATAAACGCTCTCGCGCAAATTGTGGTATCGGGATTCACCGGGGTCATCGGTGGGCTTGTCGGCATAGAAGGCGGCCTAAGTATTTATATGATTCTGGCGACTGCAGGTATCAGCGGTGCAATGGGTTCTGTTGCCCTTACGTATTTCTGGGAGCGCATTACAGGAGTGAAAGCACAATGACAGCAGACCAGATCATTGAAGCCATCCTAGGCAAAGAGGGGGATTACGTTAATAACCTAAATGATAAAGGTGGCCCTACTCGCTGGGGTATCACGCAGAACACAGCGCGTGCCTACGGTTACAAAGGCGATATGAAAGAGCTCTCTCGGGAAACTGCGAAAGAAATCTATATGCAGCAGTACTGGCTGGAACCCAAATTTGACAAGATCGCCGAACTGTCACCATCAATCGCAGAAGAGTTATGCGATACCGGCGTCAACATGGGGCCGCGTGTTTCCACAACGTTCCTGCAGCGTTGGCTGACGGCACTGAACCAACGCGGCAAACTGTATCCCGACCTGAAACCGGATGGCGTCATTGGGAACATCACGATCGCCGCGCTGCGCAGTTACCTCGCCGTACGGGGTAGTGCAGGGGTCACGGTGATGCTGAAAGGGTTGAACTGTAGTCAGGGCGCACGGTATCTCGAACTTGCGGAAGCGCGGGAAGCCAATGAAGAATTTCTCTTCGGGTGGGTGAAGGAGAGAGTAAACCTATGAAGCTAATTATCTTCTTCCTGCTTGCGCTGGTGGCTGTTTTAACGTTGTTGCTGTTAAGAAAGTATACCCGGCTTGAGTTTGTGGGACATGCTCGCCTGTTACTTAGAACTTGGTCTGTTCGTCTGGGGGCTGCTGGCGCACTGGTCGGTGTATGGGCGCAGTCGTTCCCGGATGCCGCGCTTCATGGCTGGGCAATGCTGCCGCCGGATATCAAAAACATCCTTCCGCCAAATATCGTTGCACTGATTAGCCCTGCGCTGGTAGTTCTGGCGGTGCTCTCACAATACGTACGCCAGCCGGCATTGAAAGATAAGGCCGACGAACAAAAGGAGCCGTAGCAATGAGTTTTGAAATTATTGCTGGGCTGGTGGTCCTCATCCTGGGTGCTATCGCTGGTGCATTCGGTATTGGCCATGCTCGCGGCACCAGTAAGGCAGAAGCCAAATCAGCACAAGCGCGCACTGAAGAGAAAGCCTCTGCTAGCGTAGCTGCAGCTGAACGGAAAGAGGAAGCCACCAGAGAGGCCAGCAATGTACAGCAGACTGTTAGCCATATGCCTGATTACGATGTTGATCGGGAGCTGCGCGAAAAGTTTACCCGCCCCGGTGGTGGTTGATACGGCCTGCAACTGGGTACGAATCATCTACCTGACCGACCACGATATCAATGTGCTGGATAAGCAGACCAAGCGCGACATTCTGGCGCACAATAAAGCAGTGCAGGCCAATTGCTCGCAAATTACAGAGAAGGGTGCTAAGTAATACAGAGAATATCTAACTTATTGATATATATACTGCCACATTAGTAAAAATCTGAAAGCGAGACAATAGAGCGGTAAACAATGAAAAGTTTGTATCTAATTCATGGGCGCTAATGCACTATTGATTTTTAAATTCCTTCAATCTAAGAAGCTGCCCATGACGAAAAATTCACTTCCTAAACTTCCCCACGATTATCGTTACGGAGACGAACACTCAATCCAGCCTCATTCTGATGGGGAATATTTTGCGCCACAGGGGTGTGTTATCAAGTCTGTTGATCTTTCTAACGGAGTGGTTATCTATGTTCCTGTCCAGCGCTACATTGAGCATTTAAATATATGGGTCACTGTCTAAGGAACCCTCGAATAATTTGTTAGCAACCCACTTGGTTGGAGCGAATTGATCATTGGCATCAAAAGAACAGCATATACATCTTTTGTTCTGGTTCAATGTTCTGGATAGTAGTGAATAATTAATATAAAGGGCTTTTTCAGTAATTAAATGATATCGATAGCCAAAATGAAGCTATCATCTCGTAACTACTGCCAGCTAACACCGAAATGGCAGAGGTCAGTTATTAAGCAGAAAAGTCTCACCCGGGTGGCTCCTTAGAGATTTTAGTTTTCTAACTGGTATTAACCAAAGGTCGCATCTTTATGCGACCTTTTTTATTGTGCGCAACAAGTATCCTGTAGGTAACCGCTCTTCTTGTATACGTGGCAAGGATAAATGCGAATGCATCACAGAGGCCATTCTCAGAGTGACCTCGATAATGTCCCACATCGCACAGAGGTAAGACATGTCAGAGATCACTGCATCCGAACAAATCCGCCTAGATATCATCAAGAAAGTTAACTACGACACCGCCGCGGCTAAGCTGGCCATTGATTGGGTTGGCGATATCTATCTCAAAGCTGAGCTCTTTGCAGACTCTTTCGATCGTGTTTACACGGAAAGTGAGATTGCCTCGAAAACTCGAAAGGCGATTCAGGAAGCAACCGAAGCGCTGGCGCTGTTTAATACTGAAGCTGACATTGGCAATTAAGATATGTGCATATCCTATCGCTTACATGACTGGTAGTTCAAAAACATCTTTTTCGCTGCTAGGATTGCTCTGAAAAGGAGTGGTTATGAGCCTACTGAAGAAAATTAAAGATGCCTTGTCTCCTCCAGTTCCGGAAGAGTGTCGGGAAGAGAGTTACGATGCGGTGCTGAAAAACCTTGATATCCTATCCAAAGAATCATCTGAACTGAAAGCCCTTATGGCGGAGTTTGATGAAGGAAAGATAACGCAGGAGCAGTGCATTGCCACTGGAGTAGCGATTATCACCAAAGAATTACTCGAATTCCGCTATGTCCAAAACAAGATTGATTCTCAGGCCTGGTAATCTTCTGAGGCCGACAGCAAAGCAACATACAGCCACCAATACAAAGGCCACCTCCGGGTGGCTTTTTTAATGGTTGTTACCACAGGAAAATACCATGGCAAAACCGGACTGGGGCGAGCTTCAGAAACGGTTCCTGTCCGATCATGCCGCAACCGGCGTATCACCGAAGGATTGGTGTGAAGCGCAGGGACTGAATTACGCTACTGCCCGCCGATACATCAAGAAACCCACTGCGCAAACTGCGCAAAAACCTGCGCAGAAGAAATTGCGCACCGCGCAAAAGGAAAAGTGCGCAGAAGAGCTGGTGGATAGCAAACTAAGTCCTAAGGTTAAGCGCTTCATTGCTGAATACCTCAAGGACCAGAATGCAACGGCAGCCGCTGAGCGTGCAGGCTACAGCGACCCGAACTATGGCCGTCAGCTTCTAACGAATCCTAACGTTGCGCAGGCCATTGCGCAGCAGCAGAAAGCATCCATTGTGCGCACACTCGGAAGCGCTGATGAAGTGCTTGAGCAGATGTGGCGACTGGCAACATTCGACGCCAACCAGCTTTCTCAGTATCGCCGCGGTAGCTGCCGTTACTGCTGGGGCTTCGGTCATCAGTATCAATGGCGCGATGCCGTAGAGTACGAAGAGAAACGCCTCGAAGCTCTTGAGCGTAAACGTCGGGAACCTCTGGATGATGGGGGATACGGCTACGACCACACCAGCGCACCTAACCCGGAATGTCCTCGCTGCAATGGGGATGGTATCGGCCAGCCTTTCTTCGCTGATACGCGCAAGCTGGCGCCTGATGCAGCGCTTGCCTATTCCGGCGTGAAGCTCGGAAAGAACGGTGTGGAGATAACCGCTATCAGCCGCGAGCGAATGTTCGAGGCGGTGATGAAGCGTCTCGGCCTGGCTGATAGTGAATTCGCCCAGCGCCTGCAGCAGATAGAAATTGAGCGCCGGCAGCTGGAGATCGACAAACTTCGCAAAGAACTGGCCGCTGACCCGGAAGATGACGAACCAACGCCAGTTGCGATCAATATCAACGTAGTCGATGCGCGAGTGAGGGAAGAGGATGGCGATAGCACCGACGCTTAACGTTCCTCAGGCCAAATTCCTTGCGATGCAGTACAAGTTTAAGGCCTATGTCGCCGGCTTCGGTTCTGGCAAAACATGGGTCGGTTGCGGCGGCATCTGCAAAGGAATGTGGGAACACCCAAAAATCAACCAGGGTTACTTTGCCCCTACGTATCCGCAGATCCGTGACATCTTTTATCCCACCGTTGAGGAAGTAGCCAATGACTGGGGGCTGAATGTCAAAATCAACGAGGGGAACAAAGAGGTTCACTTCTACGCCGGGCGCCAGTATCGCGGAACCACGATCTGCCGCTCGATGGAGAAACCACAAACCATCGTTGGTTTTAAAATTGGTAACGCGCTGATTGATGAGCTGGACGTGATGCCCGCGCAAAAGGCGCAATTAGCCTGGCGAAAAATCATCGCGCGTATGCGTTACAAGGTGCCCGGCCTGCGTAACGGAATAGACGTCACCACGACGCCGGAAGGGTTTAAATTCGTTTATCGACAGTTCGCAAAGGCTGTGCGTGATAAACCCTCTCTCTCAACGCTGTACGGACTGGTTCAGGCCTCGACGTTCGACAACGAAAAGAACCTGCCGGCGGACTACATCCCGTCACTGATGGAGTCATACCCGCCGGAACTGATAAAGGCTTATCTGTGTGGCCAGTTCACCAACCTGACCAGCGGGACGATTTACCATCAGTTCGATCGTAAGCTGAATAACTGCCGGGAAGAGGAGCAGCCCGGCGAGCCTCTGTATATTGGTATGGACTTTAACGTCGGGAAGATGGCCGGGATTGTTCACGTGTTACGTCTGGGGCTTCCGTTTGCGGTGAATGAAATCGTGAAGGCTTACGATACCCCTGACATGATTCGCATCATCAAAGAACGGTTCTGGCTGTACGACGGCAAAGATTATCGCAAGGTGCGTGAAATCTATATCTATCCGGATGCTTCCGGTGATTCTCGTAAATCCAGCAATGCCAGCGTCACTGATATCGCCCAGCTTAAGCAGGCTGGCTTCAATGTGGTTGTTAATGCATCAAACCCACCAGTGAAAGACCGCATCAACTCGATGAATGCCATGTTCTGCAATGGCAACGGCGAACGTCGCTACAAGGTGAACGTACAGCGCTGCCCGGTGTACGCAGAATCGCTCGAACAACAGGTCTGGGCCGAGAACGGTGAGCCGGATAAAACGGCGGATAACGATCACCCTAACGATGCCGGCGGGTATTTCATTGTGAAGCAATTCCCGATCATCAAACCAACCGGAAAAGTCACCCAACTGCGGATGTAAAAACATGCCTGATATTTCAACGCCCAACCTCGACTATAACGATATGGTTGAGGCATGGGATATTAATGATGCGCTGATGGGCGGCACGCTGGAAATGCGCCGGCAGGGCAAGAAGTATCTCCCGAAATGGCCGAACGAAGATCCTGAAAGCTATAAGGAGCGTTTAGCTTCGGCAACGTTACTACCTGCCTATGAAGAGGCCATTAAACAAAACATCGGGCGAGTGTTTGCTGAGCCGACGGTATTGAGTGAGGACTCTCCTGAACAAATACGAGAGTTGTCGCCAGATATTGATATGGAAGGAAACCGGCTCGATGTCTGGGCACAGCAATTTTTCAGCATCGGATTCCAGTATGGTCTGGTACATGCGCTGGTGGACTTCCCGAAAATTGACCCGGAGGCAGTAAAAACTAAAGCCGACGAAAAAGCCGCGGGATCCCGCCCGTATGCCACGATGTTAAATCCTCGCCAGGTCATCGGCTGGAAATCGAAAGTGGTTAAAGGGAAAGTGGTGCTGACCGATCTGCGTATCAGAGAGGTCATCATTATTGATGGCGATGATTACGGGCAAACGAAAGTTGAGCAAATACGCCATATCATGCCGGGTAAGGTTGAAATTTATCGCCGAAATAAAGGTGAAAATGGTGAAAGCCAGTGGCAGATTCACGACGAGTGGGAAACCAGTCGCGATGATATTCCCCTGGTGACGCTTTACACGAAGCGAACAGGCTTTATGCGCGGTTCACCGCCACTGCTTAATCTCGCTTTACTGAATATCAAGCACTGGCAGAGTCAGAGTGAACAGGACAACATCCTGCATGTCGCTCGTGTGCCGTTGCTGGTGGCTTACGGTCTGGCTGATGGCGAAACGTTGACGATAGGTTCTTCCTCTGCGACTCGTTTCGATGACCGCCAGCGGCAGGGACTGGAATATGTCGAGCATACCGGGGCTGCGATTGAAGCCGGTAAGATTTCCCTTGAGGATCTGGAAAACCAGATGCGTCAGGCCGGCGCAAAATTGCTGCGCGCGGAAAACACATCGACTAAATCCTTAGACCAGACTCACGAAGAGCGGATGCAGGAGAATTCACCTCTCTACACCATGGCAAGCTCGCTTGAGGATGCGCTCGATAATATCCTGCAGATTATGGCGGAATGGCTGGGCGAGAAAGAAGGCGGCAATGTCGATGTACGCACCGAACTGGACGTTTCAGCCCAGACGTTTGATGCCGCAGCTGCAACGGCTGTTCAGTCGCTCCGTCAGGGGGGGGATATACGTCAGGTTGATGCTGTTCGCGTTTTGCAGGCCCTCAAATTTATCGATCCGGACGCGAAGCCCGAAGAGGTAATCGACGAGTTGCGGAATCAGCAGGTCACGCTTGCCGGCGGGCTGAGTAACCAGGGGGGTGCAAATGGCAACGGCGAATGACAAGCTTCAGGATGAATCGATAGCGCATGCGATATGGGTAGCGCGGTACAGCACCAGCGTTGCAAACAGAATGATAAAAATCCTGAATGACAGCGATGCGGAACTGACAGCCAGATTGCTGGTGGCGATGGATAGCCTGGATGCTGAAAGCTTTACCGTGTCGCGACTGGAAGCGCTGCTCGTTAGTGTCAGAGCTCTCAATCGCGAGGCTGTGCAGTCAATGTACGCGGGACTATCTGATGAGCTGCAGCAACTCGCTCAGTACGAAGCAGGCTTTCAGCTGAGCCTGTTCCAGTTTGCGATCCCCGATGATGTTCTATCGCTTCATCCACTGGTGGGCATTTCACCGGATGCCGTTTATGCAACTGCGATGGCACAGCCGTTTCAGGGGCGCCTGCTTTCGGAGTGGGCAGATAACCTTGAAGCTGACAGGATGGCAAGAATATCCAATACAGTGCGGCAGGGTTTTCTCCTGGGCGATACGCATGAGCAAATCGTCAGAAAGGTCCGTGGTCATGCTAACCGTGGCTATCAGGATGGCGCGCTGCAGATGAGCCGCTCCAATGCCGGCAGTATTGTAAAAACGGCTGTGGGGCATCTTGCTTCGACGGCCAGGAAAAGCTTTGCAGATGCGAACGATGACATTTTGAAGGGTAAACAGTGGTTATCCACTTTGGATAACCGTACATCAAAAGACTGTCGGATTCGCGACCGCCTCAAGTACACACTGGATAACAAGCCGATCGGCCATAAGGTGCCGTATCTGCAGGGACCCGGGAAAATCCATTTCTGCTGTCGCAGCGTCGAAACCTACATCCTGAAATCGTCTGATGAGCTGGGTATTGCTGTAGGGCAAATATCCGATAGCTCACGTGCCAGCATGGACGGGCAGGTGCCTTCGGATACCGATTATCAGGGCTGGTTCTCGCGCCAGTCGTTCACTCGCCAGTCCCAGATCGTTGGCGTAACTCGGGCCCGACTGATTCGTGACGGCGGCATGTCGCCCGATGACTTCTACAACGACAAGGGCGAATGGCTGACTCTGGAGCAACTGCGTAACCTGGATGCTCAGGCGTTCAGCAACGCCAGACTTTAAAGCTTTTTAAGTCTTCAATCAGGCTGCCTCCGGGCGGCCTTTTTTATTGCCGTGATCCGGATGGTGAGCGGTGCAACGGTCGGATGACCCCGAAAAGGTAACCACATGAAACTGAAAACAGTCGAAGTTAACGGCAAAAGTTATGCAGAAGTCGATGCGAGCGGTTTACCCGTCTATGTCCACGATGACGGCCAGGAAGTTGGTTTTGATGCTGTGCAGGCCGTTGGGAAAATCTCCTCTCTGAATGGCGAGGCGAAATCTCATCGTGAAGCCAAAGAAGCAGCTGAAGCCAGTCTGGCTAAGTTTGCCAAAATCGGTGATCCGGCGAAAGCACTCGAAGCGCTGGAGATGATGACTAAAATAGACCAGAAAAAACTGATCGACGCGGGTGCCGTTGATCAAGTTAAAGCGGATATCACCAAATCCTTCCAGTCCCAGCTTGATGAAGCTACTCAGCGTGCGACGACCCTTGAAGGCCAGCTTTATAAGGAAATGATCGGCAGCCGGTTCTCTGGCTCGAAATTCATCGCAGATAAAGTGGCAATCCCAGCAGATATGCTTCAGGCGCGTTTCGGTCAGTCCTTCAAAGTCGAGGATGGTAAAGTCGTTGCCTATGACGGTTCAGGCAACAAAATTTATTCACGCTCAAAGCCGGGCGAACTGGCGGCCTTCGATGAGGCGCTGGAATTCCTGGTGGAGCAATACCCTCAGAAAGACCACATTCTGAAGGCCAGCGGCAACCAGGGCGGCGGCTCTCGCCAGTCTCAGCATTCACTCGGGCAGAAAACGATGAAACGCGATGCGTTTACCAGTTTGAGCCCGACAGATCAGCAATCAACTCTCAAAGACGGTATCACCATCGTCGATTAATTCTTTGCCAGCCGCCGGATGGCAGCTGGTGCCGGAGCTGGATAGCTCAACCAACCCTATATTTTAATCTCCAAGGAATCCAAACACATGGCTAATACGCTTACCGGGTTGATCCCGACTATCTTTACGGCTCTGGATACCGTATCCCGCGAACAGGTCGGTTTTATCCCGGCTGTATCGCGCAATGCGAAAGCTGATGCGGCGGCGAAGGATCAGACTGTTACTGCGCCAGTTGCTCCACCGGCAACCACAGTTGATATTACGCCGGGGGCTACTGCACCAAATGATGGCGACCAGACGATCGGTACCGTTGATGTCAAAATCACCAAATCCAAAATGGCCCCGGTCAAATGGAACGGCGAAGAGCAGTTGGCCCTTGGTCCGGCCGGTACTTACAACACCATCCTGGCGGATCAGTTCAAGCAAGCGTTCCGTGCGCTGGCAAATGAGATGGACTCGGATCTCGCGGCTTTGTATTTCGCTTCCTCCCGCGCTGTCGGTACGGCTGGTACTACTCCATTCGGGATTGCTGGCGATCTGTCGGATGCGGCAAATGCGCGCCAGGTATTGTCCGATAACGGCTCCCCGACTACCGATTTGCAGATGGTCCTTGGTTCCTCTGCGATTGCTAACCTCCGTGGTAAACAGTCAGTTCTGTTCAAGGTGAACGAGTCTGGTACCGATGCGCTGCTGCGTGAGGGTATCGTGGGGCGACTGGAAGGATTCAACATCCATGAATCCGCGCATGTTAAGAAACGCGCGGCATCGGCTGCCACTGATTATCTGGTAAATGGTGCAAAATCGGAGGGTGATATCCTGATCGCGATTGATACCGGCACGGGTTCTTTCACGGCAGGTGATATTGTGACGTTTGATGGTGATAGCAACAAATACCTCGTTGCTGCAGCTACTGCGACCACTATTACCCTGGCAGCACCGGGCTTGCGTCAGGCGCTGGCGGATAACTCCGCGATTACTACCGTAGGTGGATATACCGCAAACATGGCATTCGACCGTAACGCGTTCCTGCTGGCTGCGCGTACCCCGGCAATGCCGCAGGGCGGTGATACTGCGGATGACGTCATGAACGTTACTGACCCGGTGTCAGGCATCACTTATCAGGTGGCGCTGTACCGTCAATACCGTCAGGTGCGCTACGAAGTTGGCCTGTCTTGGGGCGTAGCGGCAGTGAAAACTGAGCACTCGGTTCTGCTGTTGGGTTAATTATCGGGGGCTTCGGCCCCTTTTTTTAGTGGAGGGCTTATGGCCGGATTAACCAAAGAGCAGCGTGCTGAACGTGCTGCAGCAAAACTTGCGACCGTGCAGGTTGACGCCAATACTCCTGCACAGCAGGAACTGCAGCTGGTGGCGATGATTACCGATTTCCCGGCATTCCCCGGCGCTCCTAATACAGCCAACGTTCACCCTGATGAAGTGGAGAACTGGAAGGCGCACGGCTGGAAAGAAATGGAGTGATGCATGATCACTTTCGTCACCGTTGAAGATGTCAATTCGATACTCGGTGCCACCTGGGCGGATGAAAGCAAAAAAGCCAAATCTGTGCTGATGGCTAATACCTGGATGAATGGACTTAACCTGAAAATGCCGTGCGATAAGGCAGCTCACGAAACCATCATTCCTGACGATGTAAAACAGGCTGGCGCCTATGCGGCGCTGGCGGCGGCAAATGGCGGGCTGTATCAGCAGAAAACTGACTCGGGGGTATTGCTGAGTAAGGCCGTTGACGCTGACGACGTTTCTGTTTCCAAAACCTTCTCAGAACTCGCTACCAACAGCTCTGCATTGCTTGATTCTGACCTGCAGCTGGCTCTGGCCATGCTTAAGCCATACGGTGTTAATCAGTCGCAGGTGCGGCTGGTGAGGGGGTAACATGCAAAATCCGGATGTGCATTATGCCGGTGACGGGCTCGGTCCTCGCGATGTGTTTGTGAATGGAAACCCGATCAGACATGTCGTTTACGCAAACCCGGCAAAGGGCGTTGTTGAGTTTGCTCCGCTCCCGCTGCGGGTTAAGCGCAGCGGCGCAATTTATACCCGAAAACTCCACGGTACGGTGATCGTTAAAACTCAGCAGCGTAGTGGTGGGTGCAATGGGAATTCGTGACGAACTGCAAACCGAAGTCGCTGCGGCATTCGATACCGACCTGAAGGATGCTGTTAAGGATTTCACTGGAACATACACCGTACGAGGTGACTGGGACCCGGTTACGGAAACCGGCACTGAAACGCAGGTGACTTACTCGGGGCGCGGAGTGCTGGCGCGCTATAAACTCCGCCGCATCGATGGTGTTAACATCCTTCATGGTGATGTGAAACTCACCGCCCTCGTTAATGAGGTCACCGACAAGCCAGAGGTTGAGCACATCATCACGGCACCTGACCCGATTACTGGCGTACTCCAGCGCTACGAGGTCATTACCGCTTCTGCAGACTCTGCTGGTGCTGCGTACTCCATTCAACTGCGGAGGGCGTGATATGGCTAAGGGCTGGAACATTGACCCGGCGGCATTCGCCGGGCTGGTGGAGGACGATGTGAGGTTACGGCAGAGAACTATCGCCATTCAGCTGCTGAATGAAATCGTTCAGCGATCGCCTGTAGGTAACCCGGAACTGTGGGCCATCAACGCCACTGCGGTTCAGTACAACAAAGCGGTAGGTGAATGGAACGAATCTCTTTATGCCGATCCTGCCAACCTGACAAAGACAGGCCGTCTCAGAAAGAAAGCACGTGTTAACGATGGCATGGATATCCGGCGTCCGGCTGAGTATCGCGCAGGAACTTTCCGGGCGTCACACTTTGTCAGTATTGGAGAACCAGATCATTCAATACCATCCGAGCCTGACCCGCGCGGAACAATGACATTCCTCAACGGGAAAAATATCATCAATCAGGCGCCGGCCTACTCGGTGATTTACATTCAGTCAAACCTCCCTTACTCCGTACCGCTGGAGAATGGCCACTCTACGCAAGCGCCGACAGGCGTCTATGCCGTCTCATTTAATGGTGTGATTCAGGCCTACAAATGACCCTCACAGAAATAAGAAACGTTGTCATCAGACGAATGACGACGCAGACCGCTATTGCCCAGGATGCGGTGGATTATCCAAACGGTCCTGTATTCGATCCCAGCGGTCGAAAAATCTGGGCGCGTCTTACTGACATCCCCGGACAAGCAGGTGCTAACGAAATTGGAGCGGGCCCGACTGTCCACCGAACAGGGGTTCTCATCATCCAGCTTTTCGTCCCTGTTGGTTCAGGCACTCTGCAGCTGACTCAGGCCGCCGACAAATTAACGCAACTCTTCGAGTTTCAGGACGACGGAGCGCTGAGTTATTTCGCCGTATCCGCCATCCCGGCAGGTGAAACCGATGGCTGGTCTCAGCTCAATGTTCAAATCCCTTATCGCGCTCTGTAGCGCACAATCAACAGGAGGCTCCTGTGAGTTCAGGCGCAAAAGTAGTAACCGCGTTTATTCGCGAAACCACACCGGGAGAGACACCCTCTGCTGGTGTCTGGAACCTGTTACGCCGTTCGTCGTTCGGGCTGATGCCAACGCAGAACACCAACGATAACGATGAAATCGGCGGTGACCGTATGGCGCAGGGCGTTTCCCGTGGCACGATTGATGTCGGCGGTGATGTCGGCACCAAATTTCGCTGGAATCAGCATGATGATTTTCTGGCGAGCTGTTTCGGAGCGGATTGGCTCGATAATGTGCTGACGATGGGCAACAACCGCATTACTTTTTCAGTTTCTTCATACGCTGATGATGTAGGGATCGCACAGATTGCCCGCGGTTGCCAGGTTGCAACTTTCCAGATTGAAATCCCGAATGATGGCGACATCACTGCGACCATTACCTTCGCCGGGCTTGACTGGGAAACCAAAGCCGACGATACCAGCTATTTCACTAACCCGGTGGATGGTGCTGGCGCGCTGCGCTATTCGTTTAAGGAAGTGACAGGCCTGAGTCTGAACGGGGTGGCGGGTGGTGCCGGCTTCTGTGTGGATACGTTTAATATCCAGTTTGATAACAACATGCAGACTCAGCGCTGTATCGGTACCGGCTCAGCATTTGCTGGCGCAAACATTCCGACGACCTTTACACCGTCAGGCCAGATCACGCTGTCATGGTCCAAGGCGGCCTGGGAGATCTACAAAAAAACCTTCACCGGCGAAACGGTGCCGTTTACCTTCACGCTGGAGAACGCCGAAGGCGCTTATACCTTCAGTTTTCCTGAAGTGCAGATTTCTGGCGACTGGCCGGACGCCGGGAATACTGACATCGTACAGGTTCAGCTCGATATCACGGCCGCCAATACGCCGCCAACCATTACCCGCGCGCCAAAAGTACCGGCGACGGCAATCAGTGTTGCGCCAGCCACTTCAAATGGCGCAGTCGGCTCTACGGTGACATTAACTGCCACGCTTACGCCTGCTGATTCAACAGATATCGTCCAGTGGACGTCATCTGACCCTGCGATTGCCAGCGTAGTTTCTACCGGGCAAAAAACGGCGAAAGTGACACGCAATGCTGCCGGAAACGCCACGATCACCGGGAAGGCTCGTACCTTTACGGCAACGTCTGAAATCACTGTCACCGCACCTTAATTTCCCTGACCCGTTCCGCAGAACATCGCGGTTCGGGCTTTTTATGGAGTCTGTATGCTGATTATTTCTTCTCAACTTGATCTGAGTGGCGAGCGTTGGTTTTTCCCTTTTAAAAAGCCTGATGGCCGTAAAAAGAAATACACACCGGAAGAAGAAGCACTGTTTAAACTCCGCCTGCTGGTGGCCAGTAGCGAGAATCCACAGTACCGCTCACGTAATGCGCTGGTGCGGCGCCATATCGACAAAATGGACGCGAACTATCAGGTCGGTACCGACGCTTTCGATCTCGCCAGCGTGGGTGACATTGACTCAATTGATGACCTGCTCATCGATAACTGCGCGCGCTTCCTTTTGAAAGACTGGGAGGGAGTAGGTGAGCTGGTGGATGGTATTGAGAAGGCTGTAGCGTATACGCCAGAACTTGGCGTCGCGTTACTAAAGCAGAACCCCGCGTTGTATTGGCTGATTCTGGCAGAGGCTGCGAACATAGCTCAGGGTAAGGAGCAGCAGACTCAGGAAACCGTAAAAAAGCCCTAGAGGCGCAGGCGTGGCTAAAGGAGTTCGGGGGCGAAAGGGGAGATAAGGCTAAATGGCGTCGGGAGCAATTGAACCTTCCGCCGATTCCTGAGCCAGAAATTGATGCAGTAACAGGGGAGATCCTCAATGCCTATGCCATGATATCGCGCAGCAGGAAATATGCTGGCATGGCCGGAGTACCGCTCCCATTATCCCTGAATGATATTGAGCTATATCTGGCATCGCGCACGATCCTGATTGACCGCACCGAGTTTGACGCCGCTATCCTGGCGCTCGACGATGCGTGGCGTGATGAGTGGGCCGAAGAGCAGAAAAGACAAGAAAAAGTGAAGTAGTCATATCATTGTCTGCTCATATCCATGTGTTAGGATGTTTCCGATTGTAATCATAGGAAGCATAAAATGAAGAAACTAATGATGGTAATAGCTGGGATGTTTGTTATTTCTGGATGCGCTACCAAGCAGTATCCGCAAGCTCCATCCGTTACGAGCGAAGAGTCTGCTGCGTTAGATTGCGCAGCAATTAAGCAGGAGATAGCTAAAACTCACAGTATTCAGAACGAAATCGAAACTACAGGTCAGTTTGATGGGCGTACCGTATTGGGAGCTTTGGGAGATTTCGGTATCGGTAATGGTATGGCCAAAAGTGAAGCGCGTAAAAAGGCGCAGGCACGTCTTCAGCAGCTTGAATCTCTTAAAACAGTTAAGTGTTCAGATAGCAAAGTCTCAGGTTAATTCTGGCTGCCATTGTCTCTGTTTCAATAATCGCAACAATTATCATATATCGACAGTAATTGTTTATTAAAAATCTAACCTCGCCCCGGCGGGGTTTTTTATTGCCCGGAGATCGCTAAATGACAGAACAAACCTCCCGCCTTGCCATTGTTATTGATAGCTCCGGAGCAGAGAAACAGGCCGATAATCTCGCAACTGCACTGGTAAAAATGACTCAGGCTGGAGACCGTGCTGCTTCGAGCGCTGGCAAGGTGACAAAGGCTACGGACGAAGAAAAGCAGGCTCTATCTGAACTTCTCGATCGTATTGACCCGGTGAATGCTGCCCTGAATAAGTTGGACAAACAACAACAGGATTTGGCGAAGTTCAAATCGAAAGGGATGGTAGATACAGATACATTTGAGCTTTATTCAAAGCGAATTGAAGAGACTCGTAACAAATTAACCGGCTTTCGTGACGACTTGAAAAAAACTGGGCAGTCTGCTGCCCAGACAGCTTTTGCAATGCGCATGATTCCCGCTCAGATGACGGATATCGTAGTCGGACTTTCTACAGGCCAATCCCCTTTTATGGTGCTTATGCAGCAGGGTGGGCAGTTAAAAGATATGTTTGGCGGTATTGGGCCAGCTATTAAGGGAGTTGGTACCTATGTTATGGGGTTGGTTAACCCTTTTACGATTACTGCCGCAGCTGTTGGTGTTCTTGGTCTTGCTTACTATAAAGGCGCTCAAGAGCAGGACGAATTTTATAAATCCCTCGTATTAACTGGTAATCAGGTAGGGGAAACATCCGGTCAACTTGCTGATATGGCTGCTCGTGCAGGAGCTGTTGCTGATTCAACCACCGGGAAAGCCGCTTCAACGTTAAATCAGTTAGTTTCATCTGGAAAAGTCGCAGGCGATTCACTGGAGCGTGTAACAACTGCAGTCATAAAAATCAGTGACGCGACAGGAATAGCCACTGAAAAACTTGTGAGTGACTTCAACGATATTGCAGCTGATCCGGTTGCGGCCATTACTAAACTAAACGACCAATACCATTTTTTAACTCTGGCAACCTACAACCAGATTAAGGCCTTGCAGGATGAAGGGAATCAGCAAGAGGCGGCACGCGTAGCGACCGATGCGTACGCCAATACCATGCAGCAGCGTGCAAATGATATTCATCAGAATCTAGGCCTTCTTGAAAGCGCCTGGGACTCGTTGGGGAAAGCAGCTAAAGGTGCATGGGATGCGATGCTCAACATTGGGCGCGAGCAGACCCTACAAGACAAGTTAAGTACCTTAAATGAAAACATTGCCGAGGCGCAGAAAGGTCAGGCGGAAGGAGGTTTTTGGAACGGGTTAAATGCTCGGTTTAGTAACCTTCCGGAGATGCTCAAACAACGGGATGCTATTCAGTCGCAAATTACAGCGGAAGATACGCTAAATGATATTTTGTCAGATCATGACAAAGCAGAACAAAAGCGCATTAAAACTCAGCAGGAAGCGGATCGAGTTAACCTTCAATACTTGAGCAATGCTGATAAGCGAAATAAAGCTATTAAGCAGCAGAGTGAGTTCTTGAAGGCTGGCGCTATCACGGCAGACCAGTACGCTAAAAATGTTTCTCGTATTAACGAGATGTATAAAGATCCAAAAGCACCAAAGATCGCGAAGACGCCTCAAGGAAAAGCCTACGCAGAGGACGCAGCAACTCGGCTTCTTGACCAGATTCACCAGCAGACTGCCGCGATGCAGTCCCAGTTGGATGCCAGCGATAAACTTAATAGCGCTACGCAGGCACGGGTTAAGTTCGAACAGCAGATCGCTGACCTCAAATCTAAAACGCAACTAACCGCCGACCAGAAGTCGATTCTTTCCCGTTCTGACGAAATATTGCAGGCCTATAAGCAGCAGGAGGCTTTGCAGAGTTCAGTTAAAACGCTGGATGACTACCGGAAAATGCAGGAGCAAATTGCACCAAAGGAATTGCGCCAAAATGAGACGTTGCAAAAACGCCTCGAAATTCTTCAGAAGATGGTTGAGCTGAAGAAACTGACGCCGGAGGCTGCTGGGAAGCAGGCGAGCGACCTGATTGGTAAATCAGTGCTGCCTGATTCCGTTATATCAGGTGTGAACAAGGCCGGTGGTACGCTGACGTCTGGAGCAACCAATAGTGACCTGTCAGGGCAGGGATTGAACATGATAGGGCTGCAAATAGAGCCGCAGCTTGAGGTTATCGAAAAGCTGAAGCAAGCCCAGACTGATTATGCTTCCTGGCTGAACCAGCAGCAGCAGGCGATCACACAAAGTACTTTACTGAATGAGCAGCAGAAGCAGCAGCAATTGCTGGCTCTCCAACAGCAAGGACAACAGAACCAGCAAGCACTAAGCACCGCAGTTTATGCCGCACAGATGCAATCAGCGCAAAATTCTTTCTCCAGTATCACCGATTCGATGGGGGCGATGTTCGGCGAGCAATCTGTAATGTATAAAGCGGCATTTGTTACGCAAAAAGCTTTTGCGCTTGCTCAGGCGGCTGTTCAATTGCCAATGGCAATGGCGCAGGCGCTTTCAAGCCAGCCATTCCCATACAACTTAGCAGCAATGGCTACTGTTGCAGGCCTCATGGCTACAATAACGTCCAGCATCTCCAGTGCTGCCGCCGTCGGCTTTGCTTCTGGTGGATATACTGGCTCAGGCGGAAAGTATCAGCCAGCGGGTATTGTTCATAAAGGGGAGTACGTTTTCGACCAGGAGTCTACAAATCGAATCGGCGTGTCACAACTTGAGGCGTTACGGAACGGCAAGCCACTTGATGCCACATTGGGGCGTTCGGGGTTTGGGACTGGCGTTCAGAACGTTAGCAACAGCCAGCAAACGACCATCATCCGCCCCACAGTCACGGTTCCTCCAATAACCATCAATGGAAATCCTTCTGACGCGACTGTGCTGCTTGTACAGCAGGCTACTCGTGAAGGAGCAAAACAAGGTTACCAGCAGGTTGCTAACGATCTGGCAAAAGGGGTTGGCCAAGTGCACAAGGCATTAACTGGGGGGTATAACACTGGACGGAGAACAGGGTAATGGCTGAAATATTTTATCCGCATGACTATCTCCCTATGCCTTTACAAGAAGGCTATGGATTCCAGCCAGTCAGCCCTTTGAAACGAACTCAACTCACCACAGGCCGGGCGAGACAACGCAGGGCGTATACCTCGACTCCCACGGAAGCGACTGTATCCTGGTTTATGGAGAGCGATGTTCAGGGGCTAACGTTTGAATCGTGGTACCGCGATGCGCTCTCTGATGGTGCGGCCTGGTTCATGATGAAGTTGCAAACCCCCGCAGGCATAAAATTCTACAAATGTCGTTTTACGGATATCTATCAGGGGCCAGTGCTGGTGGCTCCCATCTACTGGCGGTATTCGGCGACGCTGGAGTTATGGGAGCGTCCACTATTGCCTCCGCCGTGGGGTAACTACCCCGAGTGGATAGCAGGTAGTTCACTGCTTGATATCGCATTAAACAGGGAGTGGCCAAAGCATGACGGTGCTTAACCGGCTTTATGCCAGTAGCGGATCGGAAGTCATCATTGAAACGCTGCAAATCAATATCGGTTCGACGGTGCATTATTTCTGCAAGGGCTACGACGATATTACAGCGACGACCGAAAATGGCGCTGTTATAACCTTTTCAGCCGCAGCTATCGATATCGCCATCCCGGCCAGAAACAGCGACGGTACACAGGATTTGAAGTTCGCTGTCAGCAACATAAAAGGGGAGGCGAGTACAGCGATTCGTGATGCCCTGGCAGCGAGGCAAGATGGCTCTATGACTTACAGGCAATATGTTTCAACGGACCTTAACGCTCCGGCTACCGTGCCGTATACGCTCGCTATCAAATCGGGATCCTGGACAGCGCTGCAGGCACAAATCACAGCCGGCTATATGAACGTTCTCGATACCGCCTGGCCGAGATTCCGTTACACCCTTAATGAGTATCCCGGCCTCCGTTACATGAGTTGAGGTTTCCCCATGTTTGAACCTGATAAATACCTTTCGGTCACCTGGCTGAAGGGCGGCAGAGTGTATCCGCAACTCGACTGCTTTGGCATCGTAAATGAGATACGATGCGACCTTGGATTACCCGAATGGCCAGACTTTGCAGGTGTGACCAAAGATGGCGGCGGCCTTGATAAAGAAGCCAGAAAGCTGATGTTGAAGCTTGAGCGTTGTGAACCATGCGTCGGCGCTGGCGTGGCGTGTTATTCGGGAACAATGGTCACCCATGTGGGGATTGTTGTTGAGCTGAACGGGTTGCTGCAGGTAGCGGAATGTAACCCCGGCTCGAACGTTTCTTTTATGCCGGTCTGGAAATTTAAACGGCGATTTATCAAGGTGGAATTCTGGCGATGACGATCAGTATTTATCCCTCCCGGTTACCTGGCGGACCACTTGAAAGCCATCAGCATGCGCGCATAACCCTGCATGAGTGGATGCAGAGGAATGTCGAAAATTATGATCCCGGGCTGCCACAGCCAATCAGCGTTGAAATTGATGGCGTGCCCGTAGCATCAGAGGAATGGCCGCGGTGCGAACTGTTACCAGATACTGACGTGAAGATTTACCCCGTCCCTTACGCGACAGGCTTTGCCATTGCCGCCCTGGTTGTAGCGGTAGCCGCTGCAGCTTATTCCATCTACATGATGAATAACCTCGATACGGGGGCCTACGATTCATCTACGGGTAAGTCTCTGGACTTAAACCCGGCAAAAGCGAACACGGCAAAACTTGGTGATCCTATCCGGGAATTATTCGGACGTGCGCGGGTTTATCCGGATTATGTTGTTCAGCCGGTCAGTCGTTTTAACCCTGATGACCCAACCAGAATGACAATTGAGATGTTGATCTGCGTGAGTCGTGGAAATGTGGCATTTGCTAACGGCGATATCAGGATTGGTTCGACGCCTATTTCCGCCCTGGGTGATTCATTCTCCTGGACGCTCTATCCGCCGGGAGCGGATGTTTCCGGCGATCGCCGCAGTGAAAACTGGTTCAATTCTACCGAGGTGGGCGGAACGTCCAGCGGCAGCGGCCTTGATATGGCGCAGACGGCACCGGATTCATCCGATATTACCGCCGACAGCATGACCGTTTCAGGATCGTCGGTATCGTTCACCGGGCTGAGCGATGATGATGGCGATGATTCTCTGCCTGAGTCCTGGGTGGAAGGTGCGCTTGTGACTATCATCGCGCCGACCAACTACCTGATTTCGTCTTCATCGGGTTACAGCGTCCTGTTCAGTGACACGCTGACTGAGATTAACCCCTATGCCGGCATGCCCGTTACGCTGGAAATTAACGGGGCAGAATATGATCTCTTCATCGCTACGTTCACGCCAAAGCAGGATGCTGTTCCGGGTGTGGGGGGAGCAGCTGCTTCATTGCGCGGCAGCGCAGCCCCAACAACCTATGATTTTTCGAGCATCAGCCAGACATTTACCCTGACCTGGCAGGCAACCACCTATACCGTTTCGCTGATCGCTAACTACGGCAATATGTCTGGCCTGCTGGCGGCAATCAATGAAGCGATCGCCGGGTCGAACCTGGTCGCTCAGGATGATGGCGGGGTAGTTCGCATCGTTGAGAAGTCCAGTCCGTGGCTGGGCGGAAGTATTACCGCCTCATCACTTCCGGTTTCCGTTTTCGGGGATAGTCCAGTTTTTACCGATGGTACCGCATCCAGCGGCGGCAGCCCGGCGATCACCGCCAATGTCACTCTTGCTTATGGCAGTGGAAGCGGCACGGCATTTTCCGGCATTCCTGAAGGGACACAGCGGTTGTCGCTGGCGCACCGGGGAAATGAATACCGCATTGCATCCGCAGACGGCACGACAGCGACAGTACAGCGAATGGTTAACGGAAGCGTTGATAATACCTGGCCAGGCTACTCACCCAGGACGATGATTGATTACCAGGCGACCGGGATTAACGACAACAATAGCTGGATGGGTCCGTTTCTCGCCTGCCCGGATAATGAGGTGGTAAATGCATTTGAAGTGAATTTTTCATTCCCTTCCGGCATTTGCGGTTTCGGAAAATCCGGTGGCAAGAATTACCGTAACGTTGATTATGAAATTCAGTACCGCGTATATGGTTCTGGTTCGGGGTGGGTGAGCAAAACCGGACAGTACCGGATGAAGAACATTAACGCTCTTGGGTTTACGGAAAGAGTGGAGCTCAGCTCGCCGGGATTGGTTGAGGTTCGCTGCCGGCGGCGTAATGAGCAGGGAAGTAAAAACTCCAGGGACTCTATGTACTGGCAGGCGCTGCGCGGCAGGTTACTGACACGTCCTGCATCATATGCCGGTGTATCGTTAATGGCCGTGACGGTGGAATCTGGCGGCAAACTGGCGGCGCAGTCTGATCGGCGCGTTAACGTTGTGGCCACGCGTATTTATGATACCGGCGCTCCGCGGCGAATCTCCAGCGCGCTGTATCATGTCGGTAATTCTCTCGGTCTGGCGATGGACACCGAAGCCATTAACACCCTCGAGGCAACCTACTGGACCCCGCGGGGAGAGTATTTTGATTTCGCCACTGGCGACAGTATCTCGGCACTGGAAATGCTGCAGAAGATCACCACGGCGGGGAAATCGTACTTCCTGCTGAGTGACGGGCTCGCATCTGTAGGCAGGGAAGGGATTAAGAACTGGTCCGGCATTATCAGCCCGCATGAGATGACCGACGAGTTACAGACCACCTTCTCGGCGCCGTCCGCCGATGATTACGATGGTGTGGACGTCACTTATATCAATGGCACGACGTGGTCAGAAGAAACGGTGCAATGCCGGACTCCGGATAACCCCACACCGAGGAAAATTGAGAGTTATACCCTCGATGGGGTTCTTGACCCGAACCGCGCCTATCAAATCGGCATGCGCCGCCTGATGAAATACCTCTATCAGCGGCTGGGCCATAACACGACAACAGAACTGGATGCGCTGGTCTATCAGTATGGCGATCGCATTCTGCTGACGGATGACATTCCGGGAAATAAAACGGTAAGTAGCCTGGTTATGGATATGGCCACATCTGGCGGTCAAACGGTATTTACCGTCTCCGAGCCGCTGGACTGGTCCTTTGAAAACCCGCGCGCAATTCTGCGTTACCAGGATGGTTCTGCCTCCGGGCTGCTGGTGGCCACCTTTGTCGGGGATTATCAGTTGTCCGTTCCGTGGCAGGCTGCTTTTGATGAAATTATGCTGCACGATCCGAGCATTGAGCCACCACGGCTGGTGTTCTGCAGCTCAACGCGAAGTGTCTACGATGCCATTTTTGAGGAGATAGCCCCGCAGGCGGACGGAACCTGCCAGGTGACGACCAGACAGTACAGCGACATTTTCTACCAGTACGACGACGCCAACTACCCCGGCAGCGTCTCTTAAAACCAAAAATTTCCCCGATTAACTTTCTTTCGCTCAAACCCTCGTTTGGGTGAAGCCTCTTTTTGGAGCAAAAAACATGGCCTTTAATCCGCCGCTGGGGAGTAATTCTCCCATAGTGTTGCTCGATAACGCCACGCGCCTGGATAAGCTGGTCAACGGACCCGCTGCCGATGTTCCCGACCGTGCCGGAGATCCGCTGTACTCATGGCGCCAGATGATGGCGAAGAATGATGAAATTCGTCAAAACCTGATACCGCTCAGCAGGCAGTACATGACACTTGAGGCTGCACAGGCTGATATTGCTAATATCCCCGAAGGGAGCACAACCTATGTACGTAGCGGCATCGGTAGCGCTCTGGCGGATGAATACATTAATAATTCAGGGACCCTTGAACCGACTGGCAGAAAGATGCCATCGCAACAAGCCGTTCAAATAAACGATGATTTCAGGGTGGATGTTACTCTGGGCAGCGAATCGCAGTGGGTTGATAACAGTAGCAGTTCTGCCAAAACCACGATAATGGCCGATGCGTCAGGAAGAGAGGTTATTTACGCGAACCATAGCGCAAAGAAAATAGTCGCCTATGGAAAACCACTGGCGGATAACAAAACGGTTTCGGAATTAGGCTCTGAAACATGGGTAATGAATGACAGCAATCCGACCATTATCATTGAACTGGTCGATAAATCAGGCCGCATTGTTAAGTATCTGGACCTGTCATCCGGGCTTTATTATGTTTTTGGTAAAGCTGTTGGGACTGAACAGTCATCAATTGTGTACCCGACGTTTATTCCTGAATTCATGGATGCCAGGAGCTACGGACAAAGCCTGAGTGTTTACTCACAGGGGACGCCTGGGCTTTCTACAGTCACAATTAATTCAGTTCGGTTTGATACCGGAGTGCTGACCTACAACAAAAACCCAACATCTCTTGTTAGCCTGGAAGATCCGACGTCCAGCCAGTACATGCAAAGCCAGGTCCACGACTTTCAGACTAAAGTGAGCGATGCCTCCAGCAGCGAATTTCTGCTTGCCGCGTCCGGTTTGGGTGGTACGCCATTTTCAGGACTGGAGCCAGGAACGGTGGTCTACACCCAGTTCATCAACACAATTCAGAAGGCAAAAGACCTGGCTGATGCCAGAGGCCTCCAGTACGGCATGCTCTGGTTTAATTTCCAGCATGGCGAAACCGATGCTTCTCAGGGAACCGGGTATGCCTACTACCGGCAGAAGTCGAAAGAGATGCAGGAGATCACTAACGCGCACGTGAAGTCGATCTCCGGACTGAATCATGATGTAGTCATGTTCACGTATCAGATGGCGACACATGGTCGTTATGATGGGGCTACATACCCCAGCTATGAAATACCACTGGCTCAACTGGATGAAGCAGTCAGTAATCCGCTAATTCAGCTCGCGACGCCGATGTATATTTTCGACTATGCCGATGGGCTACACCTCACGAATGATGGCTATCGTCACCGTGATTTATTCTTCTCGAAAGCCCAGAAGTTTTACTACGAAAATAAAAAGCCATGGCTGCCGTTATATCCAACTAAAGTCAGCCGTATCGGCAATACCTCTGTCCTGCTTGATCTGCACGTCCCGGTTGGCCCGGTTCAGTTCAGTACCGATCGTGTAACTGCTGCGACAGATGGGATGCAAGGCTTCGAACTGTGGGCAGAAAACAGTGCCGGGACGCTAACACGCCTGGCCATCTCATCGGTCACTATCGTAAGCGGATCACGTATTAAGATTGTTCCTGCGATTCCGTTTAATGCGGCGGATAAAATTTATCTGGCTTATGCATTCACGCCGGAAAACCGCGGTGCCGACAGTGGTGGCGGTATCTATCCAAACTGGCCCGCCGGATATACTGCCGGGTGTCGTGGAAATGTTTGTGATTCTGACGATTACGCATCCGATCTCCGCGATAAAAACGGCAATCCCTACGAACTCCGCAACTATCTAACCATCTTCCGGAAAGAGGCAATTTCATGAGCTATTTATTCACCCGTCTTTCTTTCGATGTGCCATTCGATAACCCAACCTATGTTGATGAAAGCTCAGTGCGCCGCCTAATTAATCCGGAATTTAATCCGGAGTCTGGTTTTGTAAACTGGATGTTTGGTGGAAGTGCTGACAGCCTCACCTCTCTGTCTGGTGGCCATGTTATGACGCCTTCGGCTGGTGCTTTGCCAACCTATAAAAACTCATCGCTTGTTCTTCCTGCTGTAGCGACGGGCTTTAACGGTCTCAGCACTGAATATAATGACTCAAACAGCATGACACTGACTGCTGTCATTCAGTATACCGGCGCCGCGACACAGATCCTTCTCGGGGTAAATACCGGAACACAAGGGGAGTGTATCTATATGAGCGGCACCAGTGTGATGACCCACCTTGTGCGCAATGCGCAGGGGGCATCTGTGACAACTGAAATTCCTGTGCCGGCCGGACTCACTGCAGGAAAGTATATTTTTTTGGCGTTCAGCAGAAACGGGAACAACCTCATTTCAATGGTAGGAGGTGCATCCACGCAGGTTAATCTGACGGATTCCGTTAAAACCCCGGCAACAGCGGCGAAGGTTGGGCCCGGTAACACGGCATACAATACCAATGGTTTTTCAAAACAGTTAGAGGTGGTTGAGTGCCTGTATCGGGATGGCCCGACAACGCTTGTAGATCTTCAGACAGCCTATGCTAATGCCAAAACCCGCTGCGCACTCCGCGGCATTTCTCTTCTCTAACCTGATGGGAACCGTAGGCATGGAAGTCTACTTTTTCCTGGAAAGAAGGTCCTTAACCTTAGGCCATGTCCATTGGTATTCGGCATGAAGCCACAATCCAATCATAACGCATGCTGACACGAACAAAATATCCGGCCATTTAGTGAACCCGGTAGCGATGGATGCCACCGAAACGATACCAGCCAGTCTTGTCAGCCAATGGCTACGCAGAAAATAATCGAATCCGTCGCTTTTATTATTCATCCGTTTAGGCTTTGTTTAAGTTTCTTGTGAAATAAGTCAAGTGAGAGCAATCTGAATTTTTGTTATTTTATCATTAATTTATCTTATCTGTTCATCATTGTCATAAAACCAATGAATAAAATAACTTTTTAATAATTTCAAATTGATAGGCTGAATCTATGCTTGGTTCTGGTTCTGAAAAAATACCGCATATACAAACAGTGGTAGTGGCGGAAATGGAGCGAGAGTTGATCGTAGTGCGCACTCGGGCAGGATTAGTCACTGCAAGAGAGCAAGAGAGCAAGAGAGCAAGAGAGCAAGAGAGCAAGAGAGCAAGGGAGAGTCGGGGGGGGGGAGGG